AGTGTCAAACTTCTTGAAAACTCCAGCACTTTCTTCAAAAAAATTGAGGAAACCAAACAATGCGCCCAGCTTGAGCACTACAAAGCTCACGCATCAGAAGACGGCATGGAGCCGTTGTTTTTCAATATAGTCTCTTGGGCTAGGCGTTGCGATGACGGCTATGAATGGGCTAAGAAACTCGGGGATATGCACCCCTACGATGAAGACCGAATCAACGCTAAGTGGCACGCTACTAAAGGTCCGAGCCCATGCTTAAAGCTAGATGAAGTAAACCCCGGCATCTGCACAGGCTGTCCGCACTTTGGGAAAATTACTAACCCTCTGGTATGGGGTAAAGAGCTAAAGACTGACAATACTGAAAAAGAAATTGTCATGGAGCGTGGTGTGCCTGTTGACAAAGAAGTTGTAGAAGTCGATGCTCCAGTAGTAACTAAACCAGTCCCACCAAGAAACTATAGCTATGGTCAGAACGGCGGTATCTATGTAGATCAGACCATAGAAGACGCTCAGGGAAACAAAACGCGTAAGCAGATCATGCTACTGCCATATGATGTATTCGTGGTAGATATTTTGAATCGCAACGGCGACCACATTGTTCACATGGTAGCGTGTAGACCTGAGGGGAATGTAGATGTCTTGCTCCCACAACGGGCGGTAGTTAGTAAAGACGAGACAGTCAAGGCGCTGGCTAGTCAAAACATTATTGCTTCGTTCGGTTCAGGTAATGATAAGAACCTATTTGAATATGTAAGAGCCTGTGTAGAGCAAGCTAGTGCCAACAAAAAAGCCATCAAGATTCCTAACAACTGCGGCTGGCAAGAAGACAAAACCTTCGTATACAACAGCCACATCTATACACCCACAGGCAAGAAAATATTTGTGCCTACCCCCGGCTTGGAGAACATTAACCAGCACACCGCCCCATCAGGCAACATAAGTGATTGGCGAGATGTCATTAACCTATTTATCAAGCGGGAGATTTGGAACATTCTGACTATGGGCTTGGTCGGACCTGCATCACTGCTTATGGAGTTCTCAGGCTTTAACGGCATGACATACCACTTAGGCTCAAGCGAATCAGGAACAGGTAAATCGTTGGCGCTATCTATTGCTGAAAGTTTCTTTGGTCAACCCGGAATGTATCGTGTAGGTCAGGCAACATCGGCGGTAGCTCTGCAACAGCGTCAGGGTATTTTAGGTAGCTTGCCACTAGTAACCGATGAGATTACCGCTAAGAACCGAGGCGACTTTGAATGGCTTCCTATCTTCTTGCTAGACCAGTCACAGGGTAAAGGCAAAGAGCGTATGGAGAGTAACGCCAACAAGGAACGCTTGAATGTTCTGAACTGGAAATCTACCGCCCTATTAACTTCTAATACCCACGTCTTTGACTTCTTAGGTGGTATGCGCAAGCACGCTTCCCAAGCTGAGATGTTGCGGGTTTTAGAAGAATGTCCTACTGTTAAACTGGAATGGAACGAGGTAGAATCATCCATACTAGATAAGCTAAAGACCAACTACGGCGTGGCAGGCGATATGCTAATACGCTGGATGGTTCAGAATCAGGAGATAGTCCGTGAAGTCTACAAGAAAACCCACGAGTCACTTAAGAAAGAATTTGAGTCGACAAACGATGAGCGGTACTGGTCTGCTGGTAATGCTGCTGTTGTTGCTGTTACTATTTTACTTGGTTCTAAGTATTCCAACGTTATTGATATCCCAGTTGGGCCAGTCATCAAAGTCCTTCGGGGTATGGTTGATAGGGCGAGGATTGTAGTATTCGGTTCTAGAAAGTCTGCTGAAGATGTATTGAACGCATACACTAGAGAGAACTACGGCAAGTTCATTGTAGTTAAAGACTATAACGGCAAGCTAGAAGCCATGCTTGGCGATGGCGGTGTGGTAGACCAAAGTATTACACGCTCACAGATTGCGGGGCGGGTAGACCATAACGTGACGCAAGGCTACATAGATTACTATATTGAAGAACAACAGCTTCGCTCACATTGCGTTACCATGAGTTTCGGTTACTCGGAATTTAAAAAGCAGATGGAATCTTTGAAGCATTTCAGCGTAAAGTATTTAAAGAAAAATATGCTGGCTAAAACCAAAGGTCCTAGTATGCGGGTCAACGTGATGCAGATTAGTCGCCGTATAGACGAAGAAGATGGGCAGGAAAATTAGAGTGCATTACCCTTGGTTGACAACGCCCCCCGGTGGGGCGTTCTTTGTTCCTACTTTGAAGTTGGCGGAAACCCGAGAAGCTGGATTAAAAGCCGCCGTCTATCATCAAGTTAGAGCTAAAGCCGAGTTTGGTATTGTTAGCGGGAAGATTGGCGTTTTGTTTCGGCGACCGACTTAGTAAACTCTTGGGCAAGTTGCGCTCTAGCTTGTTGTAGCTGTGTTAGCCTATCACGCTTTTGAACCGCAAACTGCTGTGGGTCCATGCCGGGGGGTAGCTTCTGTTCTTTAACCGCACGAATCGCACCCGATAGCTGGTCTAGTTGAGCCTTCATACTTTCTGCGCCAGCGCCTAAACCAATCTCAGCTTCGCCATGTTGTTTCAAATATTCTTCAGCGCCTTTAACATCGCCTGTTTCAGCTAAGTGTTTGAATGTAGCATTAGCTTGGGCAGTTTTTTGTAGAACTTCATAAGCACGCTGAGTAATACCACCCGCATCTTCAGGCTGGAACATTTGACCAAACACAGGCAAGTCAGACATTGTGCCGTCAGGTTTTACATTAGATGGATCGGCAAGCATTGGGTTAACAAGCGAAGCTGTTGTGGTAAACAAACCGCCAAAATAGTTACGAGCTAAGTAGTCTAGCTTAACTGGAGAAATACCTAACATACCGCCAAGCATCTTAGCTGGCTCGCTGGTTGTATCGTAAGCACGTTGGCCGGGTTCTAAAGCTTGTAGGCGCTTGCTTTCAATATCTTGGCCTGTGTACAACGAACGATTCATAGCTAGTTCAATAGGCGCCTTGATAGCTGTTGGCACACCCAGCGGATTAGTCTGTTGTAGAACAGTCTTGATAGCATCTAAACCTTCTCTAGCGGCGTCATCTTGATACGCCATATTCACAAGGGCTTCGGGCATAGCTTTAAATATATAGCCCGCTTCAAACGGAATAGGCAGTCTAAATGCTTCTTTCCCATCCTTGCCAAAGCCCGGCACAAACCAATTCAAATACTTCTGATCAGGCGTAGCGTTCTTATACGCATCGTTATCTTGGTTAGCAATCGCATACAGAATCGACATACCGGCAATCATAGAGCCACGTTTAATCAATTTGTTTTGCAAGTCTAACCGCTTAGCGTATGGCATTTTGCCGGTAAACGCTTTATACATTACGTTGTAGCCTTGAATCGCTGAGTTAAAGAACGGCACCATTGTGTTAACCCAGTGCATCGAAGGAGAAGCGCCACGAGTATTAAAGTTCATCGACTCCATTGTGGCAATCTGCGCTTCCATATCCGTCAAGCCCTGCTTGCGGAAACTATCATACAGAACTGAGCGAGTAGAAGCATCAGCCTCAGACGCCATCTTATCCATAAACGCCATAGCACCAGATACGCTAGCTTTACCAGACTGTAGTCTTGTGACTATTTGGTTTAAATCCTCAGCACGTCCTGTGTAAACTTCCCCACCCAAAATACCTGACTCTTGCAGATGCTTATTAGTTTCACCAGCACCACGCACAGCATTGTTAACTTCCTTAAGCGATGACAGAATAGGTGTGAAATTAGCCCCTGTTGTCAGCCAAGCGGACATTGGGTCACGAACTAACTGCTTGTAAGCATAGAAAGGATTGCGTGTAACGCCCTTACGGAGCCAGTTAGCTGGCACGCCCATCAACCGCACGATACCCGGAAGCTGAGTTGGGATACCTTCCATGCCTTTGACTAGCAAGTTAGGATCAATGTCGCTAAACTCTGCGTTCTTACTTGTATCAATAACAGCGTGGTAGTCTTTGCCGTTAGCTTTAAAACGGATCACATCAGGGCGGGCTTCGCCTTCGCCTTTACGAATCTCAGCAATACCTAAGTCTTGTAGGGTTCTAGCTACGCTGGAGGTTGCGTTGTTGCGCAAAGCCATTTCGGTAATCATATTGGTGTTTTGTACAGACGACTTAAAGAAGTCTTGAATCTTCTGATCACCGCCAACCAACTCATGCAAGTATGGCTGGTCTTTTAATGTACCAATACGAATAGGGGTTTCAGAACCAATTACCAAATCAACTACACCACCTCGTGAACGATAGTATGGAATATAGTTTTTATTCTTAAACTCGGCGGCCTTCTCTTTAGAGATGTAGCCTGATTCAGCTAAGCTATCCATCAAGCCGTTGTTATATTTTTGATAGGTTTCAAACGCCTTAACAAAAGCTGGGTCAGCATCGCCTGACTTCTTAGCAGCTTCTAGCATCTGTGGGGTAATATTAGCGCTAATCTCTCCATCAGCTAATAGCTTTTTGTAACCAACAACTTCCGCACGCTTAGCCGCAGCATAGGCGGTAAACATTTCATTGAGCGCTTGTGGGTTGCCCTTTTCAGATTGCAGTAACTCCTGCAATACTTGCTTCATACCGGGACCACCTGACGAACGGATAGTTACTTCGCCTGTGATTGGGTCTTTAAAGAAAGTACGGGCGCCGTTGACTACAGTCTCGCTAGAAATATTAGTGCGCTGTCCGTGTGCCAGCAAGTTATACATCATCTGCGAAGCTGGGCCTGTCTCACCCATACGACGCCAAATTTCTTTAAGCGGGGCTAAGCGGTCAATAAACTGCGTATTAAATGCGGCTAAGTTACCTTTCAAAGACTCTTTAATACCCTTAGGCTGCGCAACAAGTTTGCCGGCCAACTGTGCAAGTGGGTCAGATTCATCAGAGAACTTAGCTTTACGATAGGCCGGCTCTAAACCAATCTCTCCAGTAGGAAGCTTACCGGCTTCAAATTCTTTCTTAGCACGTTTTATTAACGCGTAGATTTCAGCGTCATTTACGTCCATGTATTTATCTAGACCGATACCACGTAACCAATTTCTAAGTGCGCCTACTAACTCTTTAATAAAACGAATAGAACGGTGGATCATTCGAGTATCGGCAGGCTTTTCAGTAACATGCGCAATCATTTCACGCAAAGAAACTATCATTTCATTCTCAGGAGTTAAATTAGGGTTGTCCCTACGTGCATCACGAATGGCTTTCATCACGTCGTCAAGCACTCCCATTTCCCTAGCCATGCGAATAATACCGCCATCGTTTTGGGCTTCAATCTTGCGACCTAAATCCACCAATCCTTTTTTACCGAGCAGGCGGTCTACAGCGTAGTGACCAATAGACTCGTGTGCTAAAGTACTTTGGAAATCTTGCAAGTCTACGTGTTTATCACCAACCGCAACAATAGTGCCGTCTTTTAATACAGCGCCCTTCATGTCAGCTAAGTTGTTTGCGCCAACTTCTGCTTTAACATAAGCAGGTAAATCTTCTGCTGTATCCGCGTATTCAAACTTCACGCCCTCGGGCAACTTTTCTCTAAAAGCATCAGCAATTAACTTAGTTCCTTTTACATCAGCAGTGCCTTGTTCATCTTTACCTTTTCTAAATACTAGATTGCCGTTGTCATCTCTACCAACACGAGGTCCATACTCAGGCTCGTAGTCACGCTCAGACTTAAGGGCTTCTTCAAAATCTTTAGTTACATTTGCTCTACCACTCTTAAGCGGTTTTAATCTTTCTTTACGTGCAGGTGCATTACCCGCTACCGCTAGCGCACGTTCACCTTTAGCTAATTTCTGTTGCTCAGCTAAATTTTCTTTTTCATTCTCAAGCTCTTTAGTAAGCGTATCAACAATACCTTCAAACTTTTTACGTGCTTCTGTCTTAGGGCTAGCAATACGGCGCTTTTTGTCGTTAGCTTCGATACGCTCTTCAAGGGCTTTAATATACGCTTTAGAATCAGCAATCACATCTTTGCGGTTAGGCTTGTCTAGACCCAACTGTTTGCGGATAGCCTGCATTTCTCTAGCGCCTTCAGCGCTTTCTTCACGTAACTTAGCACGCTTTTCTTCGGCAGTAAGTGGCGCAGTCTTTTTAACTACACGTTTTTGTAAAATCTCATCTTTAGTGCCGGGCAATACTACGTTAGTACCAACAACTTCTTGACGAATAGTGGGCTCAGCGGCTTTCTTTTCCAGCATAGCTTGTTCAGCTATACGTTTTTCCGTAACACGTTTTTGCAGTTCGGCTTGATTGGCGGCTTCTATTCTGTCAATTTCTCTACTAACTGGAGCGGCCTGTTCTTCAGTAATTTTATTTTCGGCAAGCGCATCTTTTAACACCTTGCGAGTCATTTGAACAGAACGCTTATTGTTTTCGCCTTCAATAGTAAAGTACTCAACATCACGAGCACGAATATCTTCTAAGTATTTTTCGGCTTGCGCTATAGTTTTTTCAAGTTCTTTTACGTATTTTTTGTAGCCTTCTTTAAACTTGCCTTTTTCACCAGCGGCTATTTCTTCATACTGTTTAATTTTTTCTTTAGTTTGCGCAATATCAAACAAAAGCTTGTACTCTAGTTGTGTACTAAATAAGTTACGTAACTTAGCGCTGCGGTCCATAGCAGCTTCTTTGTTTTTGGCAAAAGATTCTTCCAAACGAGTTGTTAAACGCTCAATTAACGGAGCTTTCTTTGCCTGTTCTGCTTCCATTCGTGCACGATCTTGTGCCGCGGTTGTGCCTTTATCTTTTATTTTTTCTAAAGCAGCTTGCGCCATCTTTATGCTGTGCTGCAACTTATTTCTTTGGATGCCAACAAACTTCATAAAGTTAGCTGGGGTAGCGCGCACTGTAGCAATAGGCTCTAACTCTTTAGCACCAAACAAACTGTATTGATCAGGGTTTACACCAGATGGAGCATAGCGCTCTTCATCAATTGCTTCTTGTCTAGCCTTTTCTTCTTCCGCTAGTTTTTCTTGCTCTTGAAGTTTTCTTACTTCATTACGTAGTGCTTTAACTTTTTCAAGATTGGGGTTTTTCTTTTCCAGCTCTGACTTTAACATCTGAGCAGGATCACGTTCCATAGAACTAAAAAACTGCTTTTCACCTTTGACTAAAGGCTCTCCCTCAGCATATTTTTGTTTAATGCCGGCAAGTTGTTTTTCAATTTGGCTAACGCCTTCTGCAAGAGCGCCTTCTTTTCTAGATTTAGTGTACTGTGCGCTAAGTTTTTTAAGAGCTGCCGCCTCTTCTCCAGATGTTGCGCCTTTTAATTTAAGGCGTTGCTGCATGTAATCGGGACGTAGTAGTACGGATAAGTTTTGACTGCTAATAACTTTATCAAGTGAATCTTTTAAATCGTAGGCAAGTTTTAAAGACTCATCTACACTTAATGGTTTTTGTTTTAACGCGGCACGACGAGCGTTAATATCACGAATTGCTGCTTCAATATACTGCGCAACATGCCCTTTTGCCTTATCAATCAATCCCGATTTCATAGACTCGGCGGTAGAAGTATCTACTGCGCCTTCACCCAAATACCGGCCTGTTTTTACGTCTTCAACTGCATCACGCAAGTTATCAATAGCTTCTTGTTGGTCAAGTAATGCTTTATTTCTAGCATCTTCCGGACGCAGATTTAACTGTTCTTGTAAGTCGTCAAGGCGGTCATGGAGGGCCGCTTCGGACTTTTCGTCGCCGTTGGCTTTTGCTTCTTCAATGGCACGTTGAAGTCTTGCAACTCTTAAGTTAGTGGTAGGTTCTTCTTTACCTTGTGCGTTTACTGTGTCAACTAGTCTACCAACTAAATGCTCATCAGTGTTACCAAAAGTTTTTTCCAACTCAGCCTGTTTAGCTGCGTATGCTTTTTCTTCAGCCGTAGGTTCAAATGCTAGACCTTGCTGTACTGGTGCAGGTGGCTCCTCTAGTTTTTCACGCTCTGATTTGGCTTTTTCTAGCTTATCTAAAGCCGCTTCAAACTTATCTCTATCAAAAGTTTCGCCACTATATTTTTGTAAATCAGCATTATGCTTCTTGATTTGTTTATCAAGCGCATCCATTTTTTCTTTAACTGTTGGCTCAGGTTTTGGCAAAGCCTCAAGTTGTAAATCTGTGGCTTCTAGTGATTTACGTAGTGTTTCTAAATTGCCTGCCAACGCCCTAGCTGTAGATGTGTCGCCAGTTTGTATAGCCTCTTGAAGTTTAGTTTGTACATCCTCAATTTGGCGCTCGACGTTTGGCTTAAATGTGTTTTCAAGCATAAAGCGATGACGTAGCATCTCTTCTCTATCTGCTTGCGCTTTATCTTCCGCAGCTTGTCTTTCACGAACAGATAATGTACTAGGCGCATTAGGTAGCGGCTTAGCATTTACTGTCTCACCTAACTGCAGTTCGTTTGCTTGACGCAGTCTTTCTTGTTCGGCTTGCGCAGCTTGCTGTTGCTTTTCTTGTTCTGCTTGAGCAGCTTGTGCACGTTGTGTTTTTAGCGCAGCGAGGCGCCCTTCAATAGTTTGCGGTACTTCGCCTTCTTCAAGCGGTGGGGGCGTTACTCCCGGACGTTTATTGATTTCATCTAGTTGTTTTTGTAACGCATTAAGCTGCTCTCTACCGGCGTCTCTTTCTTCTTTAGGTAGCCCTTTGCCTTTAAGAACATCTCGCAAATCTTTCATTTGCTGAAGTATGGGTTCACGTTCTGCCTGTAGTTGCGCTTGACCTTCTGGGCTAGCGTAGTGCTCGGCCATTACACCGGCTTGTTGTTCTTGTGCTATTTGCTGTCTTTGAGTCTCACCTGTTTTAGCGACATTATCAATTAAAGCTTTAGCACGAGCCGGCTGACCAGCGTGCAATAATCCAAAGAACGGAGCAACCAAGCCCATCTGCTTAGCGCCTTCAACATACTGCTTTAATGCTTCTTCGCTAAATACATCTTGACCTGCTGAGTATCTTTCGCCGGCTGTGCCGACTGTGGACATCAATGTACCTGCACCAGCAGCTTCGGCTGTGCCTTTTAATACGCTTGATAGTCTACCCGAGATTTGGGCTGCGGCGTCTTTAGCCGCAAGTTCTCCACTTAATACTTTAGGTGCTAATAGTTGTGCTTCTTGAGTTGCTGTCTTTAAAGCAAAGCCTTTCATAGCTCCGCCAACAATCTCACCACCTAAAGAATCAATTGCTGTTTGCGCTAATGCAGGAACCAGCGCTCTGCCATAATCGGGTTGTTGCCCAGCTTCTTTCTGAGCGGTAATGTCTTCACCAAAATGGATTGGGAAGTTAGCGGCAGCAAAGCCCGCTGTTCCGGCTAAAGCAGTTTCGGGAGCGAGAAAAGAAGCAGCAGCACCAGCTGCAGCAGGAGCGCCGTACCTACCAGCAAAGCTACCAACAGCTTGTCCGACAGGTTCAGTAATGTATTTGCTAAGTCCTGTACCCAAGAGTGACGTAATACCTTGGCGTCTAGCCACGTCCATATCTTGTGAAGTAGTTGGTTCATATGCTTGCGCACCTTCTTGTTTGATTTGTTTGCCGTAGCCGGCTACATCTTCACTACCTACTAAATTACCAAGACCTTCAAGCGCAGAACCAGCGCCTTCTCTAAAACCGGACTTAACTGCTGGAAGTAAACCTGTTTTCTTTTTATGCTCGGCGTAATCCTCAAACCCTTCAGGGAACTGTTCTTTAGCTAGCTTGAACGCTTGCTCATCAGAAAGTCCACTTGGAACTTCTACATACGACCCATTGGGTAGCGGTAAAAACGGCATAAATTTTTCCTAGCAGTTTGCAGGTATTACTATTGTTTAACTGACCCTATTACGTTTCCGGGGGTGTTTTGTAATTGTACAGAAGATGATACAGGACTTCCACCCTGATCTTGATACCATTTATACAAAGCTGGGTTTTGTTTTAAAAGTTCGTCGAAGCGGTTTTTTCTATATTGGTTTTTTTGCAACTGAGTTGCGTATTTATCCGTGCTGTCGTTAAGTTCTTTTTCAATCTGTCCGTTAATGCCTTGCAGCTGCGACGAAAATTTAACGTCTTGTCCTTGCTGACCCAACATATTGTAGTGTTGTTGTAGTACTTTATTTCTATCCATAGCAGCTTGAGCAGATAACGCAGCCATTTGACCGGACTGGTCTTGTTTTTGAGCTTGTTCATAAGACTGTAATCCTTGTAAACCGCCAGCCCCAATATTAGATAAACCATATGGAGAACGCTGACCAGCAATGCCTAAACCAGCCGCCATCATAGCTAAGCCGGGGGCTTGCTTACGAGACTGTTCTAAACCAGCCAAATACTTAGTAATCATGTCTTGGCTAGCGTCTGGTTGAGTTGGGAATGAAGATGTTAGTTCATCTCTAGTTGGGCCGGTAGGACTTTGGTCTTGTTGTGCTTGAGTGTATGATGCAGGTGCTTGCCCAGCTGGAGCTGGTTTTGCCGGGGTTGCTGGCGCCGATTGTTGCGCCAAAGCTAAAGCCTGAGGGTTTTGTTTTAGAATCTGATTTCCAACAGCTACATCGCCCATAAACGGATCACTGTAGTCATCAAAATACGAATTACCGGCCATAGTGTTCATGGTAGCTTTACCTAATGTTTTACCGCCCTCATAAACAGCTCCGGGCACTAGATAGCTACCAATCAACTTATTAATTCCACTAACGGCTGGGGCACTTGGTATTGCCGATGTTGCTGCGGGTGCTGTTGCCGCGCTGCGAGCTGCTTGTTTTCTTAGATAGTCTGCGGCTTCTTTACTTAATGGTTTTTTACTTGCGGCTGCTGTATCGTCCATAGTAGCTGCTTCGGGACCAAACTCGCTTAACAAATCATTTAACCCGCCTCCAGTAAAACCAACGGCGCCACCTTGTGCAAGGCTAGCAACATACATACGAGTTTCTTTAGGCAACGCTTTTTCGTCAGCTCCTTTATGAAGCCACTTATCTACGTTACCCGTACCCCAGTTGTAAGCCATAGCAGCTAATTTAGGGTCTTGATATTTATTATGTAGTGCTCCAACCAACTCTCTTCCGACGCGGTTGTATTCTTCTGGGCTTACATCTTTAGCGGGTTTAATACCAAAGCCCGGATTCTTAGCTGTAGAATCTAGCACCTGCATAGCGAACTTAGCGCCTTTGTTTGAAGTGAGCGGTCTACCTTTTTCATCGTAGTCACGACCGCCACTTTCCTTACGCATAATGTAGTCAAGCAAAGAAGCCTGTCCAGCTTTAGGTGTACCCACGCCTTTATCTTGCATACCAATCGAACTATATTGAGCTGCTGCTGGGTTAGCAACGGACATAATGCCAGCGCCCAAACCGCCTAAGTCGCCTTGACGGGCAATCAATGAATTAAACTCATCTTCTTCGCTACTATCATCATCTTCATCAGGATCAGTAAAGCCACCCATACCAAACGCAACAATACCGCCAGCAGCCATACCGGGTTCACCCATAGACTGCATATTCTCAGCAGGTAGTTGGTCTAGTCCAGCTTGAGGCTGTGGTAAATCTTTAGCCAACATTGTGTCACGCACTGTAGGTTGTTTAGCGCCCATCTGTGCTTGTTGACCCATCTTAGCTTGCTCTAGTTTGTCTCGCTGTTGTTTAGCAGACATGGCTACAGCCATAGGAAGAGAGTTATCGTGGCCTTGTAAAACAGCCAATAAGCGTGAATCAGGGAAGATGCGCGGATCAAGCGCCATCTTATACATTTGTTCCATGCCGAGCATTATGCAGCCCTCCCAACCATATCGTAGTTAACAGCCTTAAAGCCGTTGTCCATAGTAAACACTGCTTCAGGCATAACCTTCTCAACTTCTTGCGCCATGTAACCAATAAACTTACCATGACCGCAAAGTGGGTGGTCTTTAAACTCAGGTTTGTATTCAAACTCATAAACACGCAAGCCATTAGGCGCGGTCCATAAGCCAATAATATTTTCTTTCAAACCTGCATCAGAACCGCTAGAACCACTTGAACCGCCGAACGCTTGATAAGCGCCAAGACCTGCAAGACCTAAACCTGTAACTTGACTTAGTGCACTTGGAGGAGCTTGATAGCTTTGGGTTGTTGTAGATTGTGTTGGCAAACCACGTAACATAGCGTTCATGAAAGACAGTTGTTGCTCTGGATACTGTTGTGCAGTAGCGTAGTTTTGAACTGCCTGATTGATAATGTTTTGTTGCTGTTGTTGCTGCGCCGTACCAGCTTGCATTTGAGCTGAAGCAATACCTTGTTGAGCAGCTAACTGTTGACCGCCTAAAGAACCAAGTTGTCCTGCAGCACCAATACCTGTACCTAAAGCGGCGTTGGCAGCTTGTTGCCCTGCAAGACCTTGTTGTGATCCAAACTGCATTGCCTGTTGTGCTTGTTGGTACGCTTGGTTATATCCTTGACCAATTGCTTGTTGCGCCGCTAAGTTACCTTGTTGCTGTTGCAGTGAATTCATTAACGCTTCACGAGAACCACCAAAAGCACCGGCAGATGTAGCAGCGCCTTGTTCAGCCGCAGTATTAATACCAGTCTGCTGCCCCAGTAATTGAAGTTGTGGTGCAAGAGACTGTTGGACGTATGGGTTCATAAAAGCACCAACCGCATTTGGGTTAGTCGCCATCATGTTATATTGATTACCAGCTTGCGCTTCTTGACCTGCTAAACCATAAGCACCTAAACCACCAGCACCAGTCATTTGCGATGCTTGTCCGTATTGACTTGGTACTTGTAAATTAGCTGTTGTGTTAAAAGCCTGTTCTTGCATTGGGCTAAAACCAGCTACATAATCAGACGGGTTTTGGCTGTATGGTACGTATGGTTTAACACCAGTGATTTGAGTACTACCATCAGCGTTTTGTTGCGTATTAAATAGCTGTTGCTGAGTAGCGCCAAGCATTGTCTGCGCATAGGGCTGCAGATAATCGGGAATGTTTGTATTTTGAACAGTAGTATTTGTAGGTGAAGCCGGAGGAGGAGGGGGAGGAGAACCACCACCACCTTCAAGGGTCATGCCACCACCACTAAAACCACGGCCTAAGCGTGGTTTAAAAGCCTCTAAAGGCAACATTGTATCTAAGCCATATCTCATATTTTTGTCTCTACAATTCTGTACCGCTCTTCAAACCCATAGCGGCTCCACAAACGGGCAATTGATTCTCTTGCTGCACCCTGTATTTTAGTGGCTCCGCTAGCCTTTAGTAAATCTTTAAGTTGCCCAAACGTATCTTTATTCGATATCAACTTGCCGCCTATAAAAGTAATAAAAGCTATGCGGTCATTTGGGTAATTTAAAAATGTTACTGTCGCTGCTCCGTGTACCGCTCCTTGCTCATCTACTGCTACTAATAAGTTCCAACCGCCTTGACTTAAATAGACCTGTACTTGCTCTAACGTATAGTCTTCACCACCCCAAGAAACCGCAGACTCAATATAGTTCTCAACCAAAGGCCAAGCCTGAGCCACATAGTTTGTTGGAACAGCTTTTACTAGCAACGTCATGCTGGAACGTATTTATCGGCGTTAATCTTTGGAGCTTGTTTAGCTTTTCCAGTTCTTGCTTTTCTTACTTTATCCATCATAGCGTATAGCTTTTTAGCGCCGGCATCAGATGATCCATTACCCAAATGACTTACCACATCAGCCGGAACTACGAACTCATTATCTGCTAAGCGGGCCGGTTGTTTATCTTGTATTGTAGCGGGAATACTATCGCTCATGCCATCGCCGGGGCCTTTAAGCATTTGACCGCCATCAGAATAAGAGCCCAAAGATTTAATTTTACCCCCCGCTGCGCTAGCAGTAGGAATTAACTGAGGTAAACCCGAAAGGCGCGCCAGCATAGCTTGTTGCTGAATTTCAGCATTAGGGTCATATGCCATACCACCATTATCAAAAGCAACAACGCCACCAGTAGCCATGTTAGCCATTTCATCACCGGTTAATGGGTTTGTCTTTGGCTCGTATAAAGATGCGGTTGCTTGAGCACTAGTAGGCATTTGGCTTGGTGTGGCGTACGCAGAAGTATACTGTTGGCTTTGTGGGTACATACCACCGCCCATAAAGTCTACTGGCTCAGAATTTGGGTCCATTAAACCGCCGCCAGCATAACCGGGTACCATTCCACCTTGAGCTGCTTGATAGTTCGTATAAACAGGTTTATACGGTGGGTTTGGTGGGGATACTACATCTGGGCTATAGTGCTGCGGATCATATTTAAAATCAGCCAAAGAACCGCCGTTCCAATTTACCTGTGAGTCTGGTGGTGTGCCGTATTTAGCTTGGTCATTCTTCATCAAAGCCATTAAGCCAAGACCGCCCGCGCCGTACAAAGCAGCATTTGGGATACCCGAAATAAGGGAAGTGCCAGCCCCAGTACCAGCCAAAATAGAACTCGCTGCAGGTGTTAAAACTCCAGAACCAGTAGCACCGGCACCGGCAGATAAACCAGTAGCGCCAGCGGCTCCGGCGTTAAACCCAATACCACCAGCCCCAGCAACTGTCGGCGCTGCCGACCCAGTACCAGCCAAAATAGAACTTGCTGCGGGTGTTAAAACCCCAGAACCAGTAGCACCAGCACCAGCGGATAAACCAGTAGCACCAGCACCAGCACCAGCACCAGCACCAGCACCAGCACCAACACCTAAACCAGCAGCAGCAGCGCCGCCTAAACCACCCATAAGGCCTGTTTGGACAGGATTATAGCCAAGCAAAGCCCCGCCTAATCCGCCAATACCCATGCCTGTTACACCAGCACCAAGCATAGTGGAGCCAAGAATAGTACCTTCACCTCCAAGTAAAGCGGGAGCTGCGTAAGGCGCAGCAATAGCTGTACCAGCCACTAAAGCTAGTTCTAAGGGATCGTTAAATAGGCCTCCGCCTCCTCCGCCGCCACCTGACATAATATATCCTTTACTTTTTTCCTGATTTTATCACTTAAACTGCCGTTCCACTAGCGTTTATCCACTTAGTGCCGGTCCACCATATAGGCAGATTTAACGTAGTATCAAAATACTGCTGCCCAACCTGTAACTTTGACGTAGGTCTTTGATTTGTAGCCCCTGACGCAGGTACTACTGAACCTTGAGTAAAGTTATCTAGCTGTGCAAAATACAACCGTAATGCGTTATTAATCTGGTCTTGATACCCTTGCTGATAATCCGTAGGTGCAATAGGTAAGTTAGGCGATGTTGTTGGCCTAAGCTGTCCATTATATGTTTGGTACTTTGGAATACTCATTTTATTCTATCTTCTGCCATCTGGTCGAATATCTATTCTCGGCGAACCCAGCTGCCAAGCCACACCTGTACCTGAAGACTCAATTCTAAATGCCATCTGGCGCCCTCTTAGGCGGGTGTAAACCTGCCCAGTAAACTCCTGAATCGTATATTGGGGTAGTGTCGTATAGTTTTGTGAACTTTGTACTTGTGGACTATCAGCAGTACCGTATGGTGTACCGGAGTTTTCCCGCGGTTTTACCGTCATTGTTACAGACGGCTGGTTAGTAGTAGAACCATTAAAATTAACGTCAGGCAATATTCTCCAAACAAAGCCGAAGTTGTGGCCGTCACCAATATCAAAGTCTGAGGATTGAACATAAGAGTAAATAGGTAAAGTTGCGGTTGTTGAATTGTCGTCTGTTCCATTTTCGTGGTAGAGCAATCTGCCGTTATAGTCAGCGGCAATAGGGTAAGGCTGTGTGCCAGTTTGAGTCCAAGCAGTGCGCCCCATTGTTCCGTAGTACCAAACGCGGTCAAGATAGTTGTAAATAACATATTTGTCAACCGCTGTACCATTACTAGACTTACTTACGTAGTACCACCACACTTCATTGAACGCTTCGTTAGCGCCAGCAAATACTTGATAGGCTTGGTCTGTATTAATATCATCAAAAATGTATTGGCGCAACGCACAAGGGAGAACCTCAACACGACCAGAATACATATAGAAGCGGTCTTTACCCATCCAATAAGTTACGTTGTTAATCGTAATCATCGAGTTAGGCGACATAATAGATATGTTATCCATCAAAATCTGGAAGCCCCATACATAAGGCGCGCCAATATACTGCATAGAGTAAATGGCAGAATCAGTCCATACTAAAATCTCTTGGCGGGTTGCACGAGCGCCCATAATATAAGAGCCGTTAGTTAACGTAAATTCGCCTGACTGATTAGTTACTTCTGGTACCCATTGATAGGCATTGGCTTGGTCTGACCAGCGAACTAATAAAGGATTAAATGTAGAGTTAGGCGTGCCGGGTACGTACGAGTTAGCGCCAAATGCAATAACAAACTCTTGAATAGCGGATGTAATAACTTGATAAGTTTGACTTGGTACAAATGCACCTGAGTATGAAAAGCTATAGTTACCAGAACTAGCGCCGGTTGTTGTGTTATTAATTGTAGCTGCACCAGTTACGTTGTTAATTGATAATACATAAGTTCCTGCTGGTATGCCTGAGCCTGTAATGTAAGAATATGGGTATACGTAGGGGGCATTAGCGGATGTAACAGCTATTGAAGTAGAACCAGAGCTAAACGTCGTAGCATCTGTAAGAAGAGTTGTAGTGTTAGCTAAGTTTTTTAAATATTGGGCACGAGTGCCTACGCCACCAGAATCTTGCCAATAAAAAATAGGGCCACCGCGAGGGGCAATAACAAGGTCTGCCCCAAAGTTATCATTAGACCAAAGGCGTAGCTGTTCTCCAATACCAGCATCGTATGATGACCCCCATGTTCCACGACTCCAAGGACCTGCACCCCAGCCAGTACCGATACTGTAAACATCAAGACCGCTAGGGTACTCATAAGCTGCAGTTACAGTACCACCGCCAGTTGCCGATGTTGCTGGGCTTGTAATAGTAATTGTGTAAGTTGTAGCAGACACAACTGAAGTGACTTTATAGTCGCCGCTAATAGTTACGCCACCAACAGCAGAACCGCCAGAAAAGGTAACATAGTCACCAGCACTGGGGTTATATGATGCGTCTGTAACTAAAACCGTGTAAGCGTTACCGCCATAGTTAGTGGTAAATGGGTTTGTTAAAGTATCAGTTTGTACAATAGGTGTGATGTCGTTATAAACACCACCAGAGTAAATATAGTACTTATTACTTGTACCTAACCCGATATAGGTATTACCTGCTCCAGCATCAGCGTTTAACCAAACCCATAATGAACGGCAAACACCGTTAAATTGATTATTAGATACTTGAGTCCAGCCGCCAATCTTTTCTGGAAAGCCAGAACGAAAACGTACCTTATCACCGTCGTACCAGCCGCCCTCGTTTGAGTAGTCTGTGCCTTCGCGGTTTAAACCGGGTCTAAATTGTAGTTTTTGTAGTGGCATTAGTAATTATCCAGTATCTCTTTTGCTGCATCAATTTTAGCAATTCTATCGGCTAAACCCAATAACCCGCCGTTAATTCTTTTGGTCATCTCAGGGTAATCCCGCTTATCCGCTAAATCATTTAACCCCCGCTTACCCCAAAACCACCCCGCACTTAAAGCCGCATACTTTGGCTGTATTAAAAGTTCTGGATTATCAATAAAACTAAATCCTAAAGCTGCACCGCAAGCGGTGTATAAATCTCTACCTGTTAGCTGAATAATGCCGCGTCCATGATAAGCCCATCCATCACCTTCTTCTGTATTTCCCAACCGTCCTGCATACACTTTATTAGCGATTTTCTCTGGATTTTGTGCAAATTGTTCAGCCACATCTCTACTAGGAAATCTTGAGGGCCATGTACGCATAAGTCCATCGGCAGAGTAATAAAGGTCCTCTTCCAAAGTTCTAAAGTTTCTTGACTCATGTTGGCACTGTCCTATAAAAGCTGCTTGTCTTTGTGTTGTCGATATGTTGTACTTAATAAATGTATCAGTTAAAGGCTTAAACCACTCTTCACCTATACCCAGTTTTTCTAGTTGCTGCGGACTCATTTAATACTCAACTGCTCGGTAATCCATTGCTGAAGCGTTACTGCTTGGAGGGTTGTGGCTGCGCAATCTGAAGCAAGTTGATTGTAGGCGGCGATTGCATCAGAGAGCTTGGAGGTTGAGGAAATGCCGGACATTGGACTGGTACCTGACTGGCGCACCCCGTTAGCATAATACTGGCGCAACATAGCAAGTTTCGCATCATATTCATCTTGTATTCCTTTAGTAACTATTTCTTGTTGTTTCTTGATTGATTCGTTTTCCGCAAGTTGTTTCTCGACGACAGCTTGTTGCTCAAGTTTGTATACAGTAAAGTCCCTATCACGAGTATGCCAGCCAGCAAAAAACACGCCGCATACAAGTACAACAAGTAGACCAACTTTGATTGCAGTTCCATAGCTAGAAAAAAATCCTGTAAACAAACTCCACATTATTGTTCCTCTGGCTCAGTGCCTTTTTTCATCATCAACCCAAAACCATGGGCTCCGACAAGTGCTGCTGAACCTAAATAAAACTTTTCAATATCGAATAATCCAGTATGCACGGCATTAAACACTAAGCCAGCAGTAAGCGTCAAAATAGAATACAGCAACGACCAACGCACTAAATCATGCGTTTGGTTATCTTTTCCAGTAAGAAGGTCGTTAATAATTTTGTTCATTAGGTTTTGATAATGAAGTTAATACCGAGGTATGGAGAAATAGTAGTTGCTGCAGTGCCAGAACCTGTGTTGCCAATAGAAACCGAAATCCCAGTGACCGCACTATCAGTTGTGCCTGTATAAAAACCAGTTGGATTACCGCCACCAGCACCACCAGAGCCAGCATAACCCCAAGCAAGATAGTTATGGGCGTGGCCCGGGTCACTTACCGAAGCACTATGGTTGTGAGCTGGTAAGTTAGCTGTGCTTAAAGTTGTTGTTGCAGAACCACCAGAAGAACCAATAGAAGCAGCAATAGTACCAGCACCAATAGGCATTCTATCGGTATAGTTTGGTAAGTTAAATGTAGTAGACCCGTCACCAGTACCAAAAGTTGTACCAAGAACACTAAACAACGCAGAATAAGTAGTACGAGAAACTGCCGAGCCATCACAATTTAAATACCCGCTAGGGGCGCTAGTTGTGGGCCACATTAATAAAGAGCCAGTTAAAACTGCATTTTGTGCTACGAAAGCTGTAGTTGCTATTTTGGTTGAATTATCCCCCGTTGTTGGGGTTGTAGAAGTGCCCCCGCCATTAAGTGCAGCAGCGCCTGTAAATGTAGAAACTCCGGTAACTCCTAAAGTACCGCCAATAGACATACTCCCCGCATCGGTTAAACCAGAAGCAGTTAAAGTTCCATTTACAACAAAGTTACCTGCAGAACCTGTTTGGGCGGAATAAAAATTTGTACCATCTGTATATACTTGAGCAGTAACGCCATTAGGGATAGTTACAATAGAACCAGTAGAAGCGCCAATAGTAATAGCATATCCGCCTGTAGTTTGGTTAGATATGACGTACATCTTAGGCTGATTTAAGGGCGCAACAACTTGGTAAATTCCTGAGTTTGTACCCTGAACAACGAGCACCATGTTGCGGGCTTCGTCAGAAACGCCATTAAGATTTGTCAACGTATAGTTGGCATTAGACATAGTAATGGTTTGAACACCTGCCACCGCCTGTTCAATTAGGGTCCAGTTAGTATTAGTGGTTGTACCCCAAACGCCCGATTGTTCGCCGTTGCCAATTTCTTGGATTTTTAACGAAGTTGTGTATGTAGATGCCATGTTTTATCCTTGAGTATCATTTACCATAACCCAGTTAGGGTTTTGTGCATTGCCAATATTAGTCCAAGTTATTGAATTTGTGTTGTTTACTGGGTTAAACGTAATAGTGCTGCCGTCATTAATCTGGAACCAGCCCGTAAATACGTTTGAGTCTAGCCATACCACATTTTCATAAATACTTACATTATAGTTGGCTTGGACGCTATTGGCATCATTAAATATTACATTTTCCAAGACGTTGTAAAAATGGTTTGCCGTAGCGGTTTGGGTTGAGGCAAAAGAGGCTGGTTCACTAATAGTGTCATAGAAAACTGACTGGGTTGTGTTGGAATCGGCTAAATTAAGGTTTTCCGTAATAGAATCCAAGAAGGTAGACCGCGCGCTATTAGCATCGGCAAAAGTAAATCCTTCGCTAATTGCCTCTTGGAAAATACCTGCCTCACTAATAATATCCCCAAATACAAAGTTTTCTGTAATAGAATCAAGTAACGCCGCTGTACTTGTTGGGGTATCGGCTAGATTAAAGTTTTCTGAACGGGATGCAGCAAATGCAGCCGCAATAGATGGGGTATCGGCTAAATTAAAGTTTTCGGCTATAGACTCGGCAAACTGAGCGGCAATAGATGCTGAATCAGCAAAACTAAAGTTTTCGGTTCTAGAAGTTGAGAATTGACCCGTAATTGTGGGTGTGTCGGCCAAGCTAAAGTTTTCTGATACTGACCCTAGGATTGCTGCTGTTATTGAGGCACTATCCGCATATTGGGCATCTTCGGTTACAGACTGGGCAAACTGGGCAGCTAGCGTTGCGGCGTCAGCAAAGTTCAAATTCTCCGTAGCAGCCAATACATAAGCATTACCGCCAAGAGCAGCAAAAGGAGATTGAGCAAAGGCTGCGTATCCGAACATTATCCGACTAAAGCCTTAATTTCATCTGCAGTTAAACCAAGTGCAGTTAGTTTGGCTAATGCAGAAGCCTTTGCAGTTGCTTGTGCTGTTTCTTTTGCTGTTTCTGCTGCTTGTAATTCAGCTAATTTTGCTTGTGCTTGTGCCATATCATAAGACACTTCTTGTTCATTTACATCATAAGCAATATTGTTGCGAAATGAAATAACATCAGAGTTTAAAAAACAAATGGCTTCAAAAATAGTAATCATTGTGCTATTTCCATTAAAGTAATTGTATTTAAAACTGAATCTCCAAAAACATAATTTGTTCCAGCAGCAGCTCTTTGATATAAAGTATATGTAGTAGATGAAGTTGTGGCTGGCGAATCTAAATAACAAATGTTTGAAGTTGACCAATTTGCTGCATTACATTCTATAAAACCGTTTGCTGGGCCAATATTAGAACCACTACGATAAATTGTTATAAAACCAGCACTACTACTTTGATAAACAGCAAGTTGCACAATAATTAAAATTTTACTTGTTGAAAACAAAGGTGTAATTGAAGCAGAAAAACCTGTAGTTACAAATGAATTGCTAGTTGTAGATGAATAAGTTCCAGCATCATTATATGTAGCTTGAACTACTTGCACCACTTTTCCTGTGCCCGTTAGCATTCCCGGTTGTACGGTAGTTAAACTCATTGCGCAGCCTCCGGTGTATTACCTTCTGCAAGCCAAGCTAGGTATTGTTGGTAATCGGTGTTGTCTGGGTCGAATGGGATGCAAGCACCGTCTGATGTACGAATGATGCAATTTGATATTGGGTTAAGAATATCTGGTGTTATTAACTTATACATTTATAGCTCCGCAGAAAACGCTAAATAGGCAGTAACATCGCCATTACCCGTAAATCCAGTGTTTTGTCCTGTGGTCATAACGGCGCTTGAAGCATCAATCCCAAAATATCCATTAGACAAGCCCATTTGTGAGTTACCAAAAACTGAAAAACTAATTACATTTATACCACCATACACAATCCGATTATTTCCTCCAGCAGACAAAGTAGGAAATGTTCGCATAGAAACTGGAAGTATTACAAAAACATAAGCTCTTGTTGCTGTACCAGCGTACCCATTTCCATATCCAGCATATCCACCATTATTATCGTTTGCACTTAATTTTGAATAATAACGCTGACACAACGCTAACTCAGTACCATAGCTACGATACTCAAAGTTTGTTGCTGTAGTGCCGATTTCAAGCTGGACGCCGGTGATGTAGAAGGTTGCTCCGTTTGTGCCTACTACGGATGTTGCACCTGTTGCACCACGATAATCGCCTGATTGCCATGAGCCAGCAGTAGCTGAATAAGTTGAACCAACACCAAGACCTAAAAATACAGAAAGTCCTCTACCATTTGTTGTTAGCCAAGTTCCTGTTGTGCTTCCAGCAATAGTTACAGAAATAGAAGTCCAAGTATTAGCTACTGGAATAGAATATGTAAATGGATAAGACTGTGTTCTAGCATTGTTTTGTAACGCACCGCCAAAAGTTCCAGTTAATGAAGAATAAACTTGAAACGATAGGGTAACTGTTTTAGCATTAGCAGTTCCAAAGCCTAAATCAGCAACATTAAAACCTTCAATATATTGGGCAATATTAAATAAATCACCGCTACCAACAGAATATGCAGAAGTGGATGTAACTCCAAGATAATTTGTAAATCCTACTGGCGGTGTTACTGGACCAGCGTTTTGTTGAATAGTTACTTTTGAGTTTTGAGTTGCATCGTAAAGCCAGCGGTCAAGAGTATAACTACCAGCGATAGAGCCTGAATATTGAGCACCAGCATTTCTTTGGTCAATAACCATCGCACCATTAATAATGCGATTTTTCCACGCAGTGCTAACTCCAGCAGAGCCTAACTGAGAAAGGATGTTTGATGTTGTCATTTAAGTTGGTCTTCCGTAGGTCTAGCAAGAGTTGGGTGTTCCCATTTAGCAATGTAATCGCCTTTGCCGTCTGAATCGTTTTGCAAAGTAATGACAGTCAAAAAGTCTTTATCTTCAAGGTTTGGGTAAATTGTTTTAATTTTTTCAAATAATGTCATTTTATGCCGCCCTTACCAAAAAGCCTTGAAAGTTAGATTGTGTAGAAGTTCCTCTAAAAACGGGACTTGTTGCATTAAAATTTCCATAACATTCAACATAATCAGTTGTTCCATTGCAATATATTAAATACACACCTAAAGCTGAACTAGAACTACCCCCTGATGTGATTTGTTGCACTTCATATTGAACACTTGACCCATTTTTATAAAATGCAATGCCTTGGACAACTGGATTTGTAGAAGCATCAACAGTTATTTGGGCATTAAACATATAATACCCAGCAACATTTGGAGTAAATCTATATGTTGATGTATTAAAGCAAGAAGCTGTATCAAATTGTTTGGTATCAAATTGTGCTTTTGTCCATGTTGAACTTGTTACAGATTGGTTACTAGACATATAAGCACTAAACGCTGGCATATTACCGCTAACCATTACTGTGCCAGTAGCGCTGGGGAATGTGGCTGTATTGCTACCCGGTGTATTTAAAGTAGTAATTGTGCCAAGATATGAATTGGCTACAGAATTTGCCGTTGCAGGAATAGCATTTAATACGCTAGACACATAGAAGCTTTCGGTGATAATTAAATCGCCAGCCGTTGCGCCCGTAGTCAAAACCACAGTAGTACCATTAGTCGCAGTATAGTCGGCAGAGCCTAGCAAAACACCATTACGATAGACTTGAATAAATCCCACTGTATAAGATGGCGGGGTAAATGTAGTCTGTCCTGCGGTTGCAGTAAATTCGGTCTGGGTGCGGTAGGCTGTGGTCGTTACGCCAGATGCTGGGATACCAAGATAGCGGGCTGAAATGTTGCCTGTACCAGTTGGAGGCGCAGCTGAGAATGTTAGGGTCGTGCCTGAGACAGAGTAGGTTGATGGGTCTTGAACTACACCAGAGATTGCTACGAGAACTGAGGCCGTATTAGCTGGCGCTACAGAAGTAGTAAAGGCGGTTGTAGACCCGTTGCCACTAAATGTGTCTACAAGGAAGGCTACTTGAGAAGGCGATTGTCCGATATATGGCATTACGCTAATTGCTCCGCAGTTGGTCTAGCAAGAGTTGGGTGTTCCCATTTAGCAATGTAATCGCCTTTGCCGTCTGAATCGTTTTGCAAAGTAATGACAGTCATAAAATCTTGAATTGTGAGGCTAGGATATAAAGCCATGATTTTTTCGTATAAAGTCATTATGCGCTCCTTACCATTGCTGCTTGGAAATAACTATTACTAATTCCACTTGAAAAAATTGGCAAGCTAGAAGCTACTTGCAATCCATATAACTCAACATAATCTGTTGTACCGTTCATGTAAATTAAAATAGTCATATTTGCAAGTGAAGCGGCAGGGGCACCAGCAGGATAAACTAAAGTTCCATATTTGAATAAAGAACTATTTTTATAAATTGCAATTTGAAATTGGCTATTTCCGCTTGAAGAATTAAAATAAATATTTCCTGTTACCTGATAATAACCAGCTACAGTTGGTGTAAAACGATAATTTGTGGTGTTATCGTAACAAGAAGCAGTATCAAATTCTTTTGTATTTGCGGCAAGTTTTGTCCATGTATTACTAGAGATAGATTGGTTTGTTCCTAAATAAGCACTAAAAGCTGGCATATTGCCAGATACCATTACGGTTCCCGTAGACCCTGTAGAAGTTGCATCTATTACTGAGACTGACATTATGCTACTCCTTGTGTATCTGCTGGCTGGGCGACATTACCCTCAGATACCCATTTTAGGTAAGCTTGGTAATCTGTGTTGTCAGGGTCAAAAGGAATAAATGCGCCATCTGACAATCTTTGAACAGTATCTGACTTTTGTGTAATTTGATTTTTAATTAACTTATACATTTATAGCTCCGCAGAAGCGTTAAAACTTCCAGTTGTTCCGCTAAATACATAAGTATCTCCAGAGCCAGCAGAATTAAACCCTAAAGATGGACTATTTACTGTAGGGCCATTTGGGGCTAACGAATTGCTATTACTGTAAGTCCATGTGCCAGTAACAGTTATAGTTGGTATAGCCCTCATAGTTACAGGAAAATTATAATTTAATGGGTATGTGTATCCAGTACTTGTTGCATAATTTCTTCCAAAAATTCCAAGACTTGATGATGCTGGGCTACCTAAATAGTAATAACGCTGACATAAAGCTAACTCTTGACCATACTGTCTATATTCAAATCCAGTAGCACTACTTCCTACTTCTAGTTGAACACCAGTAATGTAGAAGGTTGCTCCGTTTGTTCCTACTACTGATGTTGCGCCTGTGACTGATACATAAGTAGAACCAGACCAAGAACCAGCAGTTCCGCTTAATGTTGAGCCTGTACCCAAGCTGAAAAAAACACTAAATCCTTCGCCGTTTGTTGTTCCATAAGTTCCAGTTGTATCACCAGCAATAGTTATAAAAATTTGAGTCCATGTGTTTGCACTAGAAATTGTGTAACTAAATGGATAAGACCTAGTTCCATTTGGTGCATTTAAAGCACCTCCAAAAGTTCCAGTTAGGCTTGATTGAACCCAAAAAGAAACCGTTATAGTTTTAGCGTTAGCAGTCCCAAAGCCAAGGTCTGCTACGTTGTAGCCCTCAATAGGTTGTTGCAGACAAAACAATTCTCCGCTACCAACAGTATAGGAAGATAAAGAAGTAACTTTAATGCTGTTATTAAATCCCGCTGGTGCTGTTGTAACTTGTTGAACGCTATATTTTGATGATTGGCTTAATCTGGCTTTCCATCTATCTAATGTATATCCTTCTGCTGTAGGAGTAACACTAGCACCATTATTCCTTTGGTCAATAACCATCGCACCATTGATAATGCGGTTCTTCATAATAGAAGCATTACCAGCTCCTAATGTTGCATAAGTCATTGGTAGCGCTGTTACAGTGCCAAAAGAACTATTTTGAACTGTGCCTTGGCTTGGAGCAATAGTGTTAGTCTGTAAACTCGTGTATTCAACCCAAATGTTATTTGTGCCGCTTGGTGGAGCAGAAGTAAAAGTTAAAGTTGTACCAGATACAGTAAATGCACTTGATGGGTTTTGAACTACGTTAGCTACAGAGACAATAATCTGCGCTGCAGATACAACTGAAACCGGTAAAGTAAATGCCGTAGTTGAGCCGTTGCCTGAAAAATAAGCAACTTGTGGGGCGTACTGCTGGACGGAGAGCGAATTGCCGAGATATGCCATGTTATACCGCTGTCAAAGCTGAAATCCAAACATCACCAGAAGTGGCTGCGCTATTTACTACAGATAATGAATCACTTGCAATCATAACTACTCTATTGCCTTGAATGACCTCAATTGAACCGCCAACAGGAATAGTGGCTTGATAAACCAAATAATAGTTCACTGAGCTGCGAGTAATATATACCGAAGTTGTAATAGGAGCATTAGTTGTATTTGATACGATGCAGCTAGAAATAGCAACTGTACCTGAGGAGATACTAGAAATTACAGTAGAGGCTGATGTGCCTACGTTCTTTGCTGCATACGAGGTATTTGAATAAGTAGTCATGTTAGCCCATCATAAATGATAAAAAGTACGCAACGTCATTAGAAGCGCCAGCAGCCCAAACTGGGGGTGTGCTTGAACCTTGCGAAGTTAAAACCTGTCCAGTCGAACCATACTGTCCGTTAAATGCCACCGCACTAGCAGCATTAATTGTCATCGCATCGGTAGCAGCATTATTAATCGTAAAGTGAATAGCGTTTGAGCTATTTGTACCAACAGTTAAGTCAGTACTTTGCGCATATAAATACACCATGCTAGGCGAATTTAGAGGTCCAGTCCCTGTATAAGTAGAACTATTAATACCAAAGTCGCCATAGTTTGTTGAAGCTGTGCCGCCATCAGAACTTACAATATAGTCTGCAGAAGCTGCTGTGCCATTTAAACTATTTTGGATAATCATCTGGGCGTAACTATTTACGCTAGTTTGATAAGAAGCAAAAATGCCTGTATCCGAATAAGTTAAAGTACCGTAGTTGTATGGCCCTTTGTTTGTAGAACCTGTAGTACTAGCAGTTGTTGTAAGGCTGTTCAGCGACGCAGACGAACCAGTATAGATTGAGGTTTCGGCTGGATATGTACAAAATACCGTTAATGAATTTGATGTACTAAAACTAACTTTAGATGGCTGTGTGCCCGCACTATTTGCATAAACTGTAGTGCGCTGTAAAGTGTTTGGGGTACCAGATACGATTGTGCCAAGACCCACTTCCCATGTATATCCAGCAGGGTCGTAGATTGTGTAATAGGTTGTGTTGCCGTTACCAATGCCCGAGACAAAAGACTGATAGCCGTTAACAGCGCCAGCTAAATTAACAGTCCCTGTACCGGTAGATACTGTACCGGTTTCTTGTACTCGGTCAGCAACAATAAAGGTCATTTAAAACCCTTAGCTTGTTGCGGTGGTGTTATAAGTTACGGTTACGGTATCGCCAGCAGTAACAGTTTTAGAAACAGAGAATCCACCTGCGCTCCACAATGTACCTGTGGTAGAACTAATTGTTGAAGAAGCGCCTGAACCTGTAACTAAGAAGCATCCTGTAACAGTACCGCCAGCACCAGTAATAGTATATGTAACGGCAGTAGCTGCGCTAGTTACAACGTTTCCACCAGAAGAAGTTACGTTATTACCAGTAGCGGTAGTAAATACAGCTGTACCACGAACTGCGGAACCACCAACTGTGTAGTTAGTAAATTCAGTCCAGTCGCTGTGTGAAGCCATTGTATCTGTTGGGCTGTAACCTGTAGAAGAAGAAATCAAACCAAGGTATGGGCCAACCAGTGTATATCCTGATGCGGTATACAACAAAGTATTCATTGCAAGAATCTTACCTACTTGCATTACTTGGTTTTCAAAACCGTCTTCCCATTTAACGCTACCATCTGCATCACGGCAGACTACATGGTAAAAGCCTTCAGCGGCTACGTTTTCGATATTGGTGGTGTTAGCTTGTAGGGTCGCCACTGCGTGGTCGCCGTTACCAACAAATTCTTTTTGCATAAAAGCTCCTAACTAATTCTAATAATGGCGGTTGTCGCCGTGGGGGTTGGGAATGTTACAGTAAAAGTTCCTGCCGATGTGTTCGTTTTATCCGAACCAAAATCCAAAACCGCTACCGCTGCACCAGTAGTACTATTATATATTAAGGCACACCTAGCAGTAAAGCTGGCTCCAGTCCAAACAACGGGGGCAAATGAAATATAGGAAGTGTTTGAATCGGTGTTACCTACGGGTACTTGAGTGATTGTTAGGGGTTTTCCCCCTGCCGTATAACCAGCGCCTGTAACTTCATTAGCCGTTGTGTAAGCGGTTGTAGCGTTGTTTAATACTGCGTTACCGGTATAGAGGGCGATATTGTAGGTGTATGGGGTTCCAACAGCAAAATTTTCCAACCCGCTGAGCAGGTTGGTTTTAAATGTAGTTGTTTGGCCTTGAACAATGTTGGACATTATGAACCTCTACCACCAACATTAATTTTAAGCTGCCCATCTCTGTAGAAGTCGCCACGCTCCATACCATCTGCAAGGCGTTTGAGCTGGGATAAAGACTCTTGGTACTTGTCTTCATAATACTTAACCAAATCGGCTTCACCCTTCATAAACAGCATGGCTTCACGCATAGCCCCATAGAATAAAACTGGATCGTAGTTATTGCCAAGCCAGCTTTGGCCAGTAGCATTTGATATGACGCTTACTGTAACAGAAAAGCCGCTGCCAGTATTACCAAGGGAAGAACAAGAAAGAATATCGCCCACGACATAAAAGTTGCCGCCAAAAGTAATGCTACAGGATGTGACGACACCTCCAACAATAACAATATCTGCTGTAGCATTAGCACCCGAACCTCCAGTTAAAGGAACATTTTGATATATACCGTTGGTGTATAAAGAACCGCCAACTAGAGAATTAACTGTAACAATTTGACCCTGAACAATCGTTGGTGGGTAATAGAAATAGTGCATCTCTACTGTGTAGTTTTGGTCTGGGGTAGGTGCTAGAAGATAAGTCATATCCTCTAAATTAGAAATCTGGCTACCAAACAAAGCGTAGTATTTTGGTAAACCCGTAGCAGTAGCTGTTGGGTATGCTTCGCGCAGAAAGTTAACATCTTTACTTAAAAGGTAGTTATAGCTACCAGAAGAATCAATAACCGCAATAGAATAATTAGCCAGCCAGTCAGTAGGTAAAGCTACATAAGGGTTAGATGCTGTAAGAGTACCTGTGACATTTTTACGTAATGAAGGTAGGTTAACGCTGTTGTATATACGGTCTTCAGCCTGCTGAATAAAAACAGGGATACTAGCTACGAATAGCTGCTCTGTATTCTCGGCGTAAGCTTGTATGTTGTTATACAGCGTTTCGTAATTCATTAGGCTAACGGACCTCTAGAAGTAAAGCCTTTAGTAGCAGCACCTTTACCACGTTGCGCTACGCCATCAGTTTTAGTTTTAGCGTAGTTACCCTTAGTAGTTGTGCCTGCACCAATATTGGCGTTATTCATAAACTCTGCGCCGGTTTCTACTGACTCTGCTGGCAGTTCATTTCCGACAGTTTTACCACTCATTGTGTGTGGCTTAGCGTATGTGCTTGCTGGTTTGTTATTAATAGCCATGATTATTTTCCGTTAGCAGATACTTTAGCCAAGCCACGTCCGACAGCTTCCATTTTATTCTGGTCGATGCCGCCAGCAGTACCTTTGCCAACTTTTTTACCTACTTCAATGCCGACGCTTGCGCCGTCATCACCTAAATTTCTACCTTTGGTTTTACCCTTGCTTGTAATTCCATCGGCTGCGCTTCTATATCCCATGTTCTACTCCTAGTTAATTGTTACTGTTCCAACCTGCCCTTGACCCACTAAATAGTTAGGCGTTTCATTATAGTCGTAGCCCTGTCCTACAGGATTCCAACCCCACTGTGTATCGCGACTACCACCACCTTGATAGTTATAAGCCGTCAAACCTGATGCCACATAACTATTATCCCGTCTTGGCTCCCTAACCGCTTGTGGGTCGTTAACGGGGTACATACCTAACTGCAATTGTGGGTGATCTGGGTCCCAGCAGGTCTTACAAACTTTTAACTGATACGGTTTGGTCTTAATAATCTCCGTACGTAGTTCAGTTAGTTTATACCTAAAATCACACCTATCACACTGCGCAATTGCATATTTACCGGATGAAAACTTATTAGGCATTATACTACCTCAAACCTATTTTTCTTACTTATATTTTCAACACCACGTATAAACCATAAATTGTTCGGAGTGTGTAGTCCAGATACTTTTTCTCCCTGTAGTGGAATAATGTGGTCCACATGCCACGGTTCTTTGTTTTCACGTGTTAACATGGCGGCGACTTGATACAAGCAGCTTATTTTTAGTTTATCAAAAGCAGTCAACCAAACTGGCGTACGCTGTTTAACAATCTTTTTGCGTGCTGCGACACGTGCATTAATTTTTCCTTTATTTGCTTGACGGTACTGGCGTTTCTGAGCTAGTATTTTTTCTTTATGCTTTTCGTAATGTTTCTTTTTATACGCAGGTTTACTTGAACGCTTATTGTGTATGTCGCATTGTAGGCAGCATCTATCATTAACCCTACGTTTACTTAAATGCCCATTAACGCAGGGTCTTCCTGTAAAATAGTGCGTTAAACCTAAAGCAGCCGCTTCAACACGCTCAATAATGTCCATTAGCCACCCCCGAGGAACATCCTACGAGGCACAAACCGAACCGGTGCTTTTTCTCTATCTTCTTCGGCAGCCAACTGGAACTGCTGCTCATAGTCGGCTTTTAAACCCGCAATTCGTTGGGGGTCCATATTTGGTAACTTCATGGAAAGGTAATATGCTAAACCAGCTACCATGCAGTTTAAAAAGCGGAAAGGAATATCTTGGGTATTCACACCTGTACCATCGTCTTGAATACGACGCAAACGCCAGTAAACAAAAGTATAGGTTTGAGAACCATCTGGCGTAGGCCAGACTGTGATTTTGGGAGCGTCTACACCGCCTGAATTAACGCCATTTGGATTGGTGGTGCTTGGGTATGTTGCGCCTGACATACGTTGAATCCAGACCTGAATAGGACGTCCTTGGCTCAGTTTATTTGGGATTGTGGCGTATGTTGATACGCTGATGCGGCTAATGTTGATATCTGTCTGTGTCGCCTGCTGACCGGCATTTGTACGGATCTGGTGTTCTAAAAGGTCGATTGTGTCAATTGGCAAGTCATATGTGTTTTGACCTTGAACAAGAGTAATCTGCCCCTGCTCAATAGTCCACATGTTAATGCCACGATTTGCCCACTCAATAGTAAGCAAATTCAAAGAACGACGCGCAGTCCTAAAGTCATAGCCAGTACGCAGCTCAGCACCACAACGCTCAAAAGCGTCTTCAATCAGTTCCGATAAATCTAGATTAAACGACGAGGTGCCAGAAGTTGTCATTACTTTGCCTTTTTAGCAACTTTAGTTGCTTTTTTAACAACAGTTTTTTTGGCTGGAGTCTTTTTAGCTGGACGAGTTGTAGCCTTGCGTACGTATTTACGCTTAGGACGTGGCTGAAAATCTTCTGATACTGGGAAAGGCCAAGCCGCAATCTCCGCTTTAGGAAAAACCAATTCTTCCTGCGGCTTTTGAAACAAGCTCATCACCCATGCAAAAACGCTACGTAATCTCATTTTTTCCTTGCTGCTCTCATGTTATCGACTAAATTAGGATAAGGTCTGCCAGCCGCTTTAGCCATAGCTTTTGCGCTAGACTTTTTGGCTTCCGACATTTTTTTTGGTTTGCCTAATCCTTTTGGGCGCGGCTTATCCCAAACCTTACCGCCATCTTTTAGCATAACGGCGCTTTTGTTTTCTTTAGGTCTTTTAGATGGAAGCATTGCCCCCATCCCGCGACTAGCTTTCATTGTTTACTTCTTGCCCATGTAGCCGCCGCCGCACATTTTTTCTACGTGGTCGTCGTGAATCATATGACCTGCGCTGTGCTCGCCAAAAACTTCAGCATGTGGCTTGTGACCAGAAGCGTGCATCTTCATTGATTTAGCCAGTGTTTCGTGTTTGATGTTTTCTACACCAGACTCGAGGGGTGCGTGATCCATTTTCATACCATTCTTCCTTTTGTTAAACCTTTAGTTGCAATACCACAGCCCTTTACAGAGCCACCTTTTTTAAGGGTAATCTTAGTGCCCTTGCCACCTTTGTGTTCTTGAGCGTCGTGCTCTTTGAACGCTTTCTTAATCATAGCAATGTCTTGTTTCTTATCCATTGCCATTTCTTTTTTTGATTCTGATTTGGATTCTTTTTCCATAACTTTACCGCCTTTTTTCATGCCGTCTTCTACATTTTTTGGGTTAAAAGGCTCATCGGTTTTAACGCCATGTTGTTTTTGCATTGCCATAATTTTTCCGCCTCGTTTCTTTCCAATAAACTTGTTTAAGTTAATATCAGGTACACCTTTTGATGCCCCCAAAACGCTACCCATTCTGGTCTCTTGACGGTTGATCATTCCTTTACCACCACGAGTTATTGACGGGCTACCGCCCATACCAAACTTACGACCTTTGTCAGCTTTTAAAAACTCTTCGCCAACAGATGCTTTAATCCCTACCTTCTTAGCAAAAGCTGGATTCTTAGCGATTGCTGCCATGAAGTTGTGCTGTTTTTTGGAAGTGCTAGGCACGAGTCTTACCTCTTTGCGCTATACCGTCATGGTGCTTAAACAGCTTAACTTTACCGCCTTTTTTGTAGTTAGCTTTTGGATTAGGCATCAACATTCCGTGCATCATTTCCATATCTGCTCCGCCACCGCCAGCTCCTGCTCCACCGCGTGATGCAGCCATTTTAATTGCTTTTTTCTCGTATGGGGCTAGTGTACGTGAATCTGAACGGTTTCTTGCAACTTCATTTTCTATTCTGCTTTCACCCATTCTATTTGGGCTGTACTCATCAGAAGGTGCTTGCGCACCAGCCACAGTTATTTTTGCGCCCGGATATTTAGAAGCTAAATCATCTGCCATTACTTACTCCAGAATCCTTGAAACAAATTAGCCATAATAGCACCAATTAAAGCTGCAGCGCCGCCAACACCAAGTAACAATCTCCAACCGCCATGAGCTTCAGCCAAAGTTTTTTGAATGGCTTGAATAGCAGTTTTAATTTCAGACATCTCTTTTACCATCTTGTCCATGTCAGCCTGCAAGTGCTCAATATCGTTGGCGTGTGTGGCTAGTTCTCTAGCCGTTGAAATTGGATCAATGTCACTCATTTTGTTCCGCACTTCCACCGTCTTAAACTAGCTGCTTTACGAGTTGGTTTGCCGTTCTCATCTTTCATTGGTCCAGGCATACCAGACATTCTAGCGCAAAAAGATTTCTTTCTAGGACCACCTTCAGGTTGTGGAGCTTTTAAATGCGAGCCAGTAGCCGCATTATATTTAGCACGACCTTTGGCGGTAAGCCCAGCGCCCTTAGATGCAGGCAGTTTTTCACCACGACCAACCGCAAGCGAAACACCTTTTTTCTTAGCCATAAAAAATCGTAATACCAGTTACGTTAGATAGTTGCGCATAAATTTGGTTATATACCAATGCGCCTTCACCCGGCAACAGCACGGATATTATAGCTGCTGCGCTAGCACTTGTATCAAAAGAAGTAATCCATCTAGTTGCAATAGTAGCAGAACCCGTACCGGTAATAGTTCCAGAATTAACATCTTGAACTGTAAAGCTATTTGCGTTAACTACTGTAACTACATAATTACCGTTGGTGGCTGTTCCGCCTGTACCTGCGCCATAAGCAATGCCTATATATTGCCCAGTTACAAGTCCGTGAGCAGTCAAAGAAACAGTTACAGTATTACCTGAACGAGTATAGGTTCCGGTTGTTACCGGTGCTGTTGCGCTGTCCCATAAATTAACTGTACCAGCAGTACCTGTAGGTACACAAAAAAACCCTCTAAGTCTTGTACGTTGTGGGTTTGTGGCAAAACTGCTTACGTTTACGTGTGCCGATAATACATCGGTTTGCATTGTCATAATTAATCTCCTTAAATTTTAAAAAGGGGACCGAAGTCCCCCGGGATTAATTAGTCAAAATTACCGTATGGGTAAACAGTTGTAGAACCGATGCTGCCGTCGGCTTGTGTGTAGCTCAATGTGATATAGAACTTACCAGTAGCCAAAGTAGTCATTGTGGTACCGACAACAGCTAAAGTACAAACAACTTGTGACAACTCGGAAGGTTGCTGGCTATTAGTGATATCAGAAGAAGTTGCTTGGCAGTTTGCTAACTGGGTACCGCTGTATGAAACAGTTTGACGACCTGTGCCAGAAGTTAAGGCAGAAGTTTGAGCGTACTGTGCGCCGTTAAACTGATTACCAACCAACAACTGAACCGAAGTCAAAGTACCAGAAGAAATTGTTGGGAACGTAGCAATATCAAAATCAACTGCAGTGATACGGCTGTTAATAGGCAAATAAAACACTACGCCACGATAGATAGCGGTAGCAGAGTCAGCTGTTGGGGTTGCAACTACTGGTGGATATACAGTAGATGATGGGGTGTAAACGTTGCCATTTAAGTTAGGAATGCTGTTAGAAACCACAAACTGGCTTGAAGCGCCGCTATAGTTAGCGGTACCAGATGTAGTATTAGAAAAATCTAAACCAGCAGATTGAGTTAAACGAGCGTAACCAACGTCACGCAAAGCGCCAAAACGGTTATCGCCCGATAGAATTGGGCCTTCAAATGTGGAACGTGCCATAATAAATTGTCCTATGCAAAGTAAGCTCATACCAATCGTTGCATCGTCTGCTGGGGCAGTCCGGTATAAGCAATCACCCAGTTAGCGTTAGTTTACTCTTTTTTAGTTTTTGTGCAAGGATTTTTAAGTAAAATGATAGAAATTGGGCAAATATTTTGAGGGGTTATGGGAAATGAAATTCACAGTAAAAAAAGTAGACATCAGAAATCTGGCTATTCAAAATCTCCTACTATTCCTTCAAAGACAGATACTACCCGCGGATTCCCCTTACAAGCCGGACCGGGGTCATTGGTGGATTGCGTATGCAGAGTGCGGGAAGCCTGTAGCTTTTGCGGGTTTGGTGCGCTCACAGAAATGGAACGATACAGGTTATTTATGTAGAGCTGGCGTGATGGATGGTTTTACTGGGCACGGTTTACAAAAGCGTCTTATACTTGCGCGAATCAAACAAGCTAGGAAGTTAGGATGGAATTGGCTAATTACCGATACAACAAACAATCCAGCATCATCGAACTCGCTGATCAATGCGGGCTTCAAAATCTATCGACCCGGCCAGCCTTGGAGCTGGAAACATTCAATCTATTGGCGATATAAGGTAAACCCAGATGCCGTACAAAGACAAGAACGTGCAAAAAGCGTACTACAAGCAAAGCAGCCGTAAGTATTACGAAAAGAATAAAGAAAAAGTTAGGGCGGCAATAAAGTTAGTAAACAAAGCCAACAAAGAAAAATGGCAAGAATTTAAAGCAACATTAAAGTGCGCAGTATGTGGAGAAAATCATCCGGCTGTATTGGACTTTCATCACATAAACCCAAAAGACAAAGAGTACTCAGTAAGCCGCTTGGTTAGCGATAGAAGCTATACCAAAGCAATGGAAGAAGTAAAAAAGTGCATAGTGCTATGCGCCAATCATCACAGAATACACCACTGGGATGAACTAAAAAACCCCGACAAATAAAAAACCCCCCAACCTTGTGAGCTGGGGGGTTACATCAACAGTCAGAAACCGTTGAGGGGGTAGTTCTTAGAAAGAACCGCTTGAGCCCCATGCTCCGAGTGGATCAGACCAACCGAAGCTATAACGCTCACGTGATTTGTAACGTACGTTACCTGTATCGAAATCACCGTCCATGCTGTTTTGCAATGGTGTACGCTCGAAGTGCTTCAGACCGTTTGGAACGTCGGTTAACAAGAACCAAGCGTTGATGTCGGTCAAGAAGTGGTTAACAGTGTAACCTTCTGGAACGGTACCATTGTTTTTAATGGCGTTGATATCGTTGTTGTTGGTACCAACACGGAGGTTAGTCTCAAGCAAACGAGTTGCAACGAACATTAATGATGGTGGGATTACCAATTTACGTGGCTTAGCAGCGATCAAGAGACCACGCTCATCTGTCCAAGCGGCGATTTGAATGGTAGCGGCTTCCAAAGAAGTCTCATTCAAGTCAACTGGGGTAGAAGGAACGTTGCTGTTTGTGCCGCCAGATACCAATGGGTGAGCATTGCTGAACAAAGATACGCCGTCGCCACCAACATAGCTGGAGCTGAAGCCGTTGTTCAATACAGATGCTGCTTTAACTTGCTTGGTATAGGACATAGCGCGAGCCAATGCTTTGGTGTAACGAGCAGACAATGAGTCATACAAGTTATCTTCAATCGCTTCTTCAGTGATTGAGAAGCCCAAAGCAATGGTTTCGTGTGAGTAACGAGCTGTGAAAGCTTCTTGCGCATTGTCATAAGAAATTGCGCCGCCTTCGTTCTTGACTGGAGCAGCCGAGAAGCCAGACAGTTTGGTTTCTTCTTCAAATGAACGCTCAGAAGATTCAGTTTCGTAAATCTCTTTGTGCTCTTCGCCGTAGCGTTTGTACTCTAAACCAAACAATGCGTTTAGACCGGGGAGTAGCTCTTTTAAGAGCTGTGAACGTGAAATAGCCATGTTATAGCTCCTTTATTAAGCGGTTGTACCAGCGGACTGATAGTACTGATGCACGCCAAAGTTCAACTTAACGATGCAATCGGTATATGCGTCACCGGGGTTAGATGGGAAGTTGCCACCGAAAGTAGAGCTGGAGTTAACCAAGTCGACAATCTTGACAGCCAACGCGTTTGTATTAGCAATAGTAGCTGACAACGCAACAACTGAGTTACCAGAAGTTGTATTACCAGTTGTAGAGCTTGTACCACCGGTGAAGTTTGCCAAAGCAGCAGTCTTACCGATAGAACCGTAACCAACAGAACCCAAGCTTTGAACTTGGAACAGTTGATCTGGGTCTTCTACTACGCGAATGAAAATATTGGTGTAACCAGCAGTTACGGCGTTTGCAGGCAGATATTCTGCATACAAAGGATAGCCGAGTTGCTGACCAGATAACTGGTAACGAACACCAACGCAAACACCAGCGATACCAACAGAGCTGGTAGTTGGTGAAGCTGTAACAACAGTAGGTTGGCCAGCTGCGGCTGCACCTAACTGCACTAAGTCGCCGGTATAGATTGGCGCTGTATTGTTTGTAGTCATCAAATACTCACGGATTGTTCCGCCAGTAAACGATTGACCGCCGATTAGATTAATCGGCTTTAGTCCATAAGGACTTGATACTGTGCTCATAAAGCCTCCTAAAAATTATTTTGTACCGCTTCCAAACCCGCCACCCTTACTAACTGTCGTTTTACGGTCAGAGAATAAAGGCATACGAGCATCATTGTTCCGCATGAAATGGTTATCAACCGAGTTCATTTGGTCTTGTGCTTGCTTCTGGTAATACTCATCTCGTGCTGCTAGTTTCTCAGTAAGGATCTTACAAAGCATTAGACCACCCACTTCAACGTTACCTTCCGCATTACCCGGTAACATAAGCTCAGGATGATCCGCTGCCTTTACAGGCTCGTAACCGTCACGAAACTTTTGTGACACGTTAGTAGGAACATCTTGCCCATTTACCGCTGTTGCTACCCATCTGAAGCTATAACCATCTTGAGGAGCTGGAGTAGGTAGTGTTGCTGCAGGTTGATAAACTGCACGAGTTTGACTTTTTTCACGTGTGTCAATATCACGGGGTGTGCGACTATTAGCCATTACGGGCCTCCTGTTTTAAAAATTCCTTAGCATACAATTCACGTGGGATTCCAAGTTTGTCAGCAAGTGCTGCTTGAGTTGCTGTTAGCTTGACTGTTTTTTTCGCTCCCGTAGTGCGGGACGCTGAAGCCACCACTGTTGCCGGTTTTTTAGCAGGTTCCGTTTGTTTACGGCTAGGTGTCGAATCCTCAAATACATCAGGAAACACCGTCTTTATGCGAGCATCAATGCGCTCGAAGTATTCTTCACTACGCGGGTCAACACCCGTGGCGACTAGCTTTTGGTGCAGTCCAAGTGCGAAGGCTGTCATTTCTTCATATCCCGGGCTACCGAACCACTGGTTTTTGGCTTGCCAGCGCAAGGTTTTTTCGTCGGGCCGTGGGACATCTTGTACCGATGGTTGTATTGTTACATCCTTTTCCTCTGTTTGTAAAGGGGTTGGCTTAAAATTTTTCGCCGCTTCCTTCTTAAACATTGCAGCAGTCAAAGCTTCGTTGGCAGCAATAATAGCGTCGGTATCAAAAGACTCTTGCGCTTCTTTCAACTTACGACGGGCTGCGTCCATCTCGCTTTCGGCAGCAGTCTTCATCATTTCTTGGTATGAAGTTTCGCCGGTTTGTACGTACTGCTTAAGTTTTTTGTTCTCTTCAAGAATCTGTTGAGCCAACTTCAAAGCCTCTTCACGCTCACGCAGTGCTGCTTCTTTTGCACGGCGCTCGTCATGACGGGCATGGGTTAACTCCTTGATTCTGCTCTGAACTCCCTTTGTGTAGCCATCAATCTCTTCTTCCGAAGGATCATCAACTTCACGTGCTAGGGGTTGTGCCTTACGGTCACGCTCGGGGGTATCGTCTTCAATGACAATCTCCGCCTCATCGCCTTCCGCTGTTACTTGTAACTCTTCTCTGTCTTCCGCTGTAGGAAATTCTTTATCCTCATCTGGAAACTTAAATTGCTCATCCATGGTAGCTCCTTATTAAACGCGTGAAATGCCACGGGGGTCAAGAACTGTGCCATCAACTTGATCGTCGTTAATGATACGGAACTCTTTTCCGTGAATCTTGATTCGGGTGCCGGTGTATGGGCGTGTTAGGATAAAGTCACCTTCTTGGCACCAAGGCCCGTCTGGGAAACGATCTGTATCCTTATATGCTGAAACACCTAGGCGAATAACAAACAGGACTGGGGAAGTTAACTCCTCAACCATCTTTGTTTCATCAGCCTTAATAATCCCGCTATCAAATTTATCAGTTGCATCAACCAAGGCACAAAGAATCTTATGACCTGATGGCTGGGGCATCTGCGTTGCTTTTTCTACAGCGTCCATGGCTGCCAACTCTTCTTCAGTCGGAGCATTTTGCTTTACCGGCATATCTACGCCGGGTGGAAGGATTAACCCCTCCGGTGGTAAGGCGATGTTACTCATCGTTTTCTTCTTTCTGTAAATACTCAGCGAGGTCAAGTAAGTGGCGCTCTGCGAAAGCTAGACCTCGAATCACTCCGCAAAGCTCTTTGTACTGCTCAAAGGTGGTGCACTGACCATTTGCCAAATCATCAGTGTAGTTATTCATATCTGTGCGCAACTTGTCACGCATTGCGGCTATGAAATCAGCCGTTAGTAGGTCGATCACTCTTCAGTGCCTCCTTCAGGTTGGGTTTGTTGGTTTAATAAATCAGACTGGTGGGTAAACAAATCTTTGGCAGTATTGACCTTGTGGTGCTTATCCTGCTGTTGGATTTGAGCCGCTTGCAGTGCAACATCGGCTGTGGCTTTGTGTTTGCCAACGCGTTTGTCTTCTGCTTGTAGCATGATATTGGCGGTCTTGTTAAACGCTTCTTGCTTAAGTTCCTGTGCTTTGAGCGCCAATTCTTGTTGCTTGAACTGGGCATCTTGCGCATCCTTAGCTTTCTTACGCTCGAGTTCGCCTTGTTTAACCTGCTGGTCAATAAGCTGTGCCTGCATAACTGGGTCTTGCTGGTTTTGCTGGGCTTGTTGTTGCGAAACAACAGCTTGAGATTGAGCCAATACTTGTGGAGCAGCCTGTGCGACCAGCTGAGAAATCTGAATCTCCATATCTTCTGGCATCTCTGCGTCTGGTGCGGGTAGCGCTGCACCCATAGCTTGCTCGATCTTGTTTCTATAAGCAAAGCCTAAATGTTCGGCAATATGCGCTTGCATGGCTCCCTGAATTGCTTGAGCTTGTGGGTTTTGGCCAATCAGCTGCTGAACTAGCGGATCCTGCATAGCCATCTGGTGTACCTTGATATGAGACTCGTGGTCTTGGTACATAAACGCTTTTAGTGGCTTGCCTTTTAGGGCAGCCATGTTTTCACTTACAGGATCTCTTGGCTTCTGGTCGTCCTCCAAAGGCACCAGTTTGTCGGCGTTTTTAATTCCAAGAACGTCAAGCATCTGCCGGTGCAGCTGGGGAAGGTTATAAATCTGTGGTGCTGACTGCGCCAATTGGATAACAGCTTGGTACTGGACCACTCTCTGAGAAAGGGTGGCCGCGTTAGGATCGGATACAGGTAGCACGTCCACATGACTGTAGTCGGACTTTTTGACGTGGTAGTCACCGCTTTCTGGCTCATAGTTGTAGTCATCGTCGGTGTAGTCTCGGATAATCCCAGCGAGGAGTTTTAGTTCTTGTCTTAAGGCGTAGTGTACGCGAGCCTGAACTGCAGACATTACCTTAAGGGTTCTCTCTAGTATAGCTAAAGTTGTACCCACTGGGGCGTTAGCCGACATATCAGAAATCTGCATATCAGAAGTTGCTGCAAAGCGACGACCTTCTTCAATGATTTTATCCATCAAACCTGCTAAAACTGCAGATGGCTCTTTGTATGGGAGTGGCAGAATGTTGTCACGAATAGTTCCGCTACCGACATCAACGTCTCTAAACTCACCCGGAGCGATAGGTGTGTCATCGCCCTTAATACGTAAACCTCTAGACTTCAGGCCACCCGGCAGGTTCGATAGGGTTCCGGCATCGACAAGCTGGCGCAAGATGGAAGTAGCTGACTTAGCAAAACCGCCAATAAGATGGAATAAGCCAAAGCCATAAGCACCGTAGCCGGGTATGTACTGGTAATGAACAAAATGATGTCTCTTAAGACGGAGCGGATCTTCTTCTTTCCAGTTTCTACGAATCGCAAGAATCTCATTTGTACCTCTAATCATAGTTACAACATATGGCAGAGCAATACCGGTCATCTCTCCACTGTCGTCTTTATCTTCAAAGCCGGGTAAATCTAAATCAACGTGCGCTTCGTACAACTCAAAGCGATCATCGTACGTAGCTGTAAAGCCGGTCTCTTTATCTTTCTTTTCTTGAATCTCAGTGCGGAACTTTTGTGGCTCGCCCAGCTCAACGTCTCTGTAGAATCCAGCGCGTTGTAGCTTAACTAGGTCAATCTTAGTCTTGCGCATGCGATGTACTACACGATGGCATGATGCAATCTCACTAGCGCCATATGGCAGGATGATGTCTTCTGCTGGAATAAAAATCGAAATCTGACGACCGATAGATGGATCGTAATAGACTTTCTTAAACGCTGAACCTGCTGATGGCAGATTCCACAGCATTCTCTCGTGCTCGTTGCGGAACTCAGGCATCTTTTCTGTGAGCTGGTAGTTCATATCCATCTCAACACGCTGCGCTGCTTCTACTTTTTCACGGGTTTCTTTACCAATGATCTGTGTCTTTACTGGGCCTTTAGCTGGAAAAGTCTCCATGATGGCTTCAGCTTGAAAACGCACGACCGCCTCAGTGATCATTGGGTGGAACACACCGCAAGCGCCGTCCCATGGTTCTACTCTTTCTTCAAACTTCAAACCAAGTAGCGTAATACCATCTTTGTACATCTGCTCCCAGTCTTTGCGGGAAGCTAGGTCATTATCAATATCGCCAGACAACTCGGAAGCTAAAGACTCTAAATCACCGGCATCCATTACGTCAGCTAAGTTCTCATTAAACTCTTCGCTGCCGTCTTCTTCATCCATTTTCTCGATATCAAGCTCAAAACCGCCCGCACTAATGTGCATCGACTCTGGATCTTCAACTTCAATCTCAATATCTGGTTCCTGATTTTGCGTCAGTTCTTCTAAACCCTTGGGTGCTTGGTATAAGCCCTTATCAATTGCCATAATGTATCCTATTTAAAAGCTGGACCTGAAGCCCAGCACGCTGCAGTGTATCGTGTGCCGCTATCAACGGCAGTAACGCGGTGTTCTAATACTGACGGAAAAACTATAATGGTGCCCTTCGGCATTTTTTCCGGTAGTAGCGCTATTTTAAATTCAAATACGCCACCTTCATAGCTCTCGGGGTCACTTAAGAACGCTACTGCCGATAGTTTACGCTGTTTTTTGTCTTTATCGGGCACAAAACTGTCAATATGCCAATCATAATGGCCGCCTGCCTCGTATTTCCCTACCTGAATCTTCTCAAACGAGTCGACATCAAAGTTCCAACCCGCTTCTTTGTTAGCTAAGCTGGTAAAGGTCTGCATCATGCAACCAAGTGGGGTGTACGGTGTAGTAAAAGTAACTTCCGTCTTTCTAATTTCATCATCAACAAACAGATTCTCGTTGTCTTTCGACAGCTCTGCGGCAAATTTATCCTTCCATGGCGCAGTTTTAACCATGTAATCGCATAGAGGAGAGGAAATTACGCTTGGATATACCCAAAAAAAGTTATTTAACATCAGTAATACGCCGCCTTTCGTCTGTATTTATAGGTTAAGTCATCTTTTTCATCAGTATCTAAACTAACAAACCCACCATTTCTGTACCGCATAAGCGCTTGGCTCACCGTATCCACATAGTCATCATGCTCGCCGACTGGGAACGCTGCTACTTCTTCTATTACGTCCTTGGCCCACCGCCTATCTGGAGCCCAGACTATACCTGAAGCGAACAAGTCTGTAATGGAATTAACACGGGCAATTTTATCGTTGCCTCTAGATGGGTTTGTTTCTTGTACGGGTAGCCCCATCCGTCTAAGTTCTTGTATCAACGGGCCTCCGCTGGCCTTTTTCTCGATTATGAACGCATCAGGCTGCCACTCGTTATAGTGTTTGAGCGCTACCGCCTTTAGTTCTGGGAATGTCATCCGATCTTTAAAAGCATCTAGCAGGATTAACTGTGGGGCGTTGCCCTCTTCCTCGTTATACCAAACACCCCATGTTGTGCAGGCGCTGTAGTCAGATGTTGTCTTTGTTTCAAACGCCGTATCCCAAGACTGAATAATGTATTCGCAAGTGGGTGGGTCTTCTGCTTCCCAGATTCTCCAGTCGCTTCGTTTTATCAGGGCGCTCGTGTCGCCTGTGGGGTTTTGCATGTACTGGGCGTTCCAGTACCGTGGGTCCATCTGAAGACGCTTTGCTTCTAGTTGTTCGAGTGGCCACTGCTCAGGCCAGAGACTTTTACCAGATGGGAGGATGGCCGGCAGTTCTACTACTTCCCATGGTTCTGCTTCGGGGTTCTGCATCGTAAAATTAACGAGGCGACCTGTTAAATCTACAAGACTCCACCTAGTCATAATTACTATGATCGCACCCCCCGGCATTAAACGCTGCAACGGACCGGTTTGAAACCAAGACCACGCATTATCAAACGTTGCGCGGCTGTTCGCCTTTATATCCTGTTCAGAATGAGGGTCGTCAATAACAAACAAATCAGCGCCCCGCCCAGCGAGAGCGCCCCCGACACCCACAGCATAGTACTGACCGCCAGCGCCAGTAGACCATTTTCCTGCTGCTTTTTGGTCGTCGGCGACGATGGTGCTTGGGAAGACTTCATGGTATTCCTCACTATCAATTAAGTTCCTCACTCTCCGTCCAAAGTCCTCTGATAAACCCGCGGTATGCGTGGCCATAATGATTTTCTTATCAGGGTATTTACCTAGAAAGTATGCCGGAAACAGGTAAGACGAAAACTCGGATTTGCCCATCCTTGGTGCAATATTAATAATTACCCGCTTTTTCTTGCCTTGAACCACGTCGTCGAATATCTTTGCCAGCTTCTTGTGGTGTGGCCCTACTTTGAATCCCGGGTACACGTACTTGGCAAACTCGATGGGGTTATCTTGCGCGGACTTTAACTTGTGGCGTCTTTCTTTTTCTTCTAGCTCTTCTAGGAAGGCTAGCTTCTCGGTGACGGTCATGTCCTTTAGCGCTTTCTGCGCTGCGAATGCTTCTTCTGGGGTTAAAAAATCTAGACTCATTCTTCGTCGCGGCTCTCCGCCTTAACCACTTTTTCTACCACTTCTATCTCTTCGACGTCCGTCACGTCCACCACGCCCATGTACTTCTCTAGCTTTTTCTTAATTTGCTGCTCGAGTTCCTCGTCGCTCATCTCAGTCTTTTTAACTTCAACTCGGTCTGTGAACAGCGCTACTTCCGTTACTTTTCCAAGTAACTCCAACGCCTTTAGGCGTATCCGGGCATCCGGATGTTCTGTTTCTTTTACTATTTTTGCTACGGACATACTGCGAAGTTCTTGCGCCTGCTCTACAAATTTCCACTGATAGGCCGTCACCATAGACACGGCTGCCTTAACTTCTTCTGGAACTTCCATCTGTAACAGTTTTTCTTGGGCGTCTGGGTGGGATGTGGTTAAAGCTAGGAAGGCGTCGTTTACCCTGTCCTCTTGCGCTCTTTCCAAGAGCTCTTCATCTTCGTCGGTAATTTCTTTTAGCCAGTCCGCCGTCTTACTCTGCGCATCTAATGTTTGGGCAGGGCTTGCGTTTTTTATAGGGACAAATAGTTTCTCGTCCAGAAGAGTTTCTGGAGCAAAATCAGCGGCTGCAGCTGAGACTAAGTGATCTAAGATCAAATCAAATTCCCTATTGGTTGCGTGGGGGTCCACGATTTTGTCTGATTGTACTAGGTTTTTGTTTTTGTGTGTTGTGTTGATTTTTGTTTATACTTGCCTGTACCAGCGCTTTTACTTCTCCTTTCGTTGTGGCGTTGGTGTGAGGTTTGACCCCGGGCTTAAAACGTCCGGGGTTTTTTTATGGGCGTAGTTGTCTAAGATTTGACATAGTCCTTGGAATTTTTTACAAAACTTATACCCCGTTTGACATGCCTCATAGAATTTTTTTACAAAATTTTGACATTTTTTGGTTTGCGCCAGCGAAACAGTGTATGGGCGCAGTGGGGTTGGCTATGGCAAAACGGCTTGGTGGGGGTAGGGTGGGGTCAGAATAGGCTGAATTGATACTAGGGATAGTAGCCCATTTGGTATAATAGAGGTATCGAGTGAGGGATTCCCCAAGCCGATACACAACAAAGGAGTTTCAAATGCAACAGTTCAATTCATACCTCAAAGCAGTCGAGCAACACATCGAGTCAGGTTTCAATCTTGGTGATGCAATGGCTAAGTTCCTGCCTGTATTCAATACGGCTAAGCCCACGCAACAGTTGGAGATGCGTAGTGCAGTCGCAAGGCTTATCAGTATCAAGAAGAAGGTGGCTACGATTGAAATAAATAAAGGGGCTTTCGCTGGCTCACAAGGCTTTCAGGCTAAGCACAAGGGTGGCACAGACGCAACGGAGAGAGCAAGAGTCATGCTCAAATACTATATGCCACAAAGCAACAAGGTGGAGAAAACCTCCACCAAACCAAAAGCAAAGCCAAGCCCAGTTGCTAAACTACTTACACAGTTCAAATCCCTCACGCCAGCACAGCGCAAAGCGTTTTTGTCAGAAGTTCTGTGATCGGGCGAGGAAGCGAGGCTTCTACGCAGTTCGTTTTTATGTCAAACCAAAGGAGAATGTTATGTCAGTAGCAAAAGATATTATCAAAGTAGTTAAGCAAGACCCACTCGGTGAAGCGTTCCTAGTGGAGGCGATGCGTCGCTACGCTAAAGATGTATTGCAAGACAACACCGATTGGGGCAACTCAATCATCAGCAAAGAAGCGTGGCAACACATTGCACAACAAGTTGTATTCGAGTTAAACATCTAAGGAGAATCAAATGAAACACCAATCACAACGCAACCCAGTAGGCTTTGTAGTTGCCTACAAAAAAGACGGCTTCATCTTGGAATTTAAAAGAACGAAGCGAGATGAGATACAAACCTATGCCCATATGAAGCCCGCTATCAATGCCGTCAAGAAGTTAAGGGGGGAGGATCAACTCGCTGGTGAATGGGTCGCTATGACCACTATACGGCTTGCAGAGATACAAAGAAAGGAGTGGGAGATGGCACAGAGAGGCTAGGTATGCACCAATCTAGGGCGGTGGACAATAGTCAAGTGGTTATGAAATACTGTCGCCCTAGTTGCCACCCTCTAGCCCTTTTACTATATGGGTCTGTCCACTTTGCGCACAATAGTATATATATAAATAAAGAAATAAATAATATATATAGGGTTCTCTCATAAGTGGACACTTTTCTCTTGGCTTGTCTTGGCTTTAGTATTTTTCTAAAATCGGTTGACTATTTGACCGAAATCTCTTTGAGCCATATACTACAAGGGCTAGCGGGCGTCCACTATGTGCGGACATCTTTCATAACCAACGGACATAGTGGACTATTTTGGTGGAGGACTTCTCCACCTACTACACAAACGACTTAACAAACCGAAAGGATCACAACCAACATGACGATACGACACACGCCATACTCAAAGCTATCGCCTAACCAACTACACAATACCCTCCTAAAAAAGAAAACGCCGTTAAATCTAATGGCTGAAATAAAAGAAAGGGTGAGGCTACGCAAGGAAGTAGTAAACAAGCAACGAGTCGAGGACAAGGTGCGAGCTAAGCGGTGGAACGACATGATTAAACCCCTATCGAACCACATCAAGACAGTCAGATCAAACCTTGCATACCACGAATACATCAACCCCGATTTGTTTTGTTTTTATTTAGACTATTTAGATGTGTTGCTTGCTACCCGCACCACCCTCACTAAAAACAAAATCAACCGCAGAGCTACACCAATAAACACAGATAGAAACAAGCGGGACTGGACAGACTGGGTAGATAAAGACGATAAGGCTAGGCTCACTAGCCACTACAACGCACTACCAAAGAGTAGCAAAGCGAACCGACGGACGATCTTCGCTCGTCCCAAACAAACTAAATCTAAGAAAGGAAATCAAAATGAAAAGCAAAGTCATAGTAGTTAAGACAGGCAGAGAAGTAAACGAGAACGAGTGGGTAAACAGGAAGGATATCAAGGGATACTACAGGCGGTATGAGATATTGGAGATATACGAGTGCGATGAAACCGCAAGGGTCAGGGTTCTTACTGGTGGTGATGGGTATCTCTACACCACGCAAGGCTTCCACAAACTAGGTCTTAAAAAGGTGATGCTATGAGATGGAGTAAAAGCTGGATCAACGGCGGGGACTTGTTTGCTAGGGTGGCTATGACCTTAGCTTATTTATATTTGTTTGTTCATGTAGTTATTTATATAGGGAGGTAGAGATGGGATATAGATCAGAGGTGGCATACATAATCAGATTCAAAGACAAGGAACAGAGGGATAGCTTTATTGCATTACAACTTGTCAAGCAAGACCCCGACATCAACGAAGCTCTGAAAGAACTTAAGCAACTAGAAGATGACAAGCTATTATTTCATGTGCCTGATTGGAAGTGGTATTCCGAATACAAAGAAGTCAAGGCGCACACTAGCCTGTATCAGGAAGCGGTCGAGCTATACGAGGACTCAGCGTATTTGTTTTACAGACTGGGCGAGGAGCTAGAGGACATCGAGCAAGATGATGGCGGTGATGTAGATGACCTGTGGGATTACTTGAGTGTGCATAAATACATCAACATAGACATAGATACAAACCAAATCAAACCAATCCTAACCGAAGAAGGAGAACTAGCATGAAAAGAGTATTGAGATTTACATGGATCACTATGCCTACTACAACGGCGGGGCATATGGCTACTAGCCTAATCCCAACAAACAAATACACAAGGGGCTTTGTGGAGAAAGCTATTAGCCCAATGGCGGGGGTGTATGGGTTTGATGCCAGCTACTTGGGCGAGAAGAAAGAGTTTCGTAATCAATCAATCACAATCAGATAGGAGAACTAGCATGAAGAACTTAACGGCAGTATGTGTAGAGAAAGACGATAGTAAAGAGTATGTAATGCACGAAGTAAGTTATGAAGCAGAAGATGGCAGTATCGTGTCGGGTCTAGTATTAGCGACAGACCCACTAGATGCAATAAATAAAACACGCAACCAACTGAAAGGAAACTAAGATGACTACATTCACAATGCAAGACTTAACCGAAACACCTGAGGAGAAAGAAGCGTTTGATGCGGTGGCACAAGCAATAGAAAACCGCAAGATATTTGACAACATTCAACCCGCAACAAAGGAGCAATTCATGGAGCAAGCAGAAACCATACAAGGCGCAACTGGGGCGCAATATACCCCGATCGACCTCAAGCAATTCCACAAACCAATCGAGGAGATTAACAAACCAAACATACATCAACTAGCACAACAACTTACGCAATCATTCAACACCCTTATCAACGCAATCCTAGAACTACAAGCACAGGATAAACAACCAGTGTCATCTTCTTCGGGGGGCGATTTTGTTGGCGCAGTCAATACCATCTTGGAGAACGCTGAATGGTTTAACGAAAAGGTGCGTAATGAAATCCCCGACATCATCGAGAACACAGACTTAAGCTATGAGATTGAAAGCGCAGTCGAGTCACACTTCAGTAATAGCTTTAGCTTAGATGATCATATTGATGTAGCTAGTGAGATTGAAAGTATTGTTGATGATCGGCTAGATGATATGGTGCAAGAGAAAGTAGAAGAATATCTACGAGAGAAACTAAGCACCGCCACAATCTCATTCAATTAACAACAGGTGGAGAAACCCTCCACCACGAAAGGAGAAAGTATGGAAACCATAGTAGAACCACAGACCTACACTATCCAACAACTTATAGAACTAGAGCAAGACGAAGCGTTAGAGAGGATCAGGCATTGGTGGCAAGAGCATGGCGCAGAGCATGATTGGTGGGACTATATCTACGATGATGCCAAGAGTGAGGGCTATCAACTAGGCTTTGTTATCAACGACATAAACTTTACAGGCTTTTACTCACAAGGTGATGGCGCTTGTTGGGAAGGACAAGTTGATTTAGCTCAATGGCTCAAGACGCATACCGAGGACAGTATAGGTAGAGAAGCATGGCTTACTTTGATACGAGAAGAATACTGCGACAAGCATTTAGGTGTTAGCTTTAGCGGTAGGTATTCACACAGCAACACCATGCGCTGTAATGGTTTAGATTGGGTAGATGATATTGATGGGTTCGGTATCAGAGATGAAGATGCGTTCCTCAAAGGCGACAGTATCTTTAATGGTATGCGATACACAGACCTACACAACATCATCAGATCATCAGGCTTTCCATACACAGACCCTAACGATTTAGAAGAAGCCATGTTCGAGAGTGCTAAAGACTACGCTGATGATATATACAGACGACTTAGGAAAGAATACGAATACATCATGAGCGACGAGAACCTGATTGAGATGTGCAGTATCAACGAGTGGAAGTTTAACAAAGAAGGAGAGATGGTATGAGTGATGAATATATTAAGAAGTTAGAAAGCTACGCTAGGGATTTTTATATAAACAAGTTAGACAACTGCCCTTGCGATATCGGTCTTTTTTATTTTATTGAAGGTTTTATTGAAGGTGTAATAGCTAACAAGGAAGGAGAGATAGCATGAAGATGTATGTATCAGTCCCAATGATTAGGAATTGGGTCGGCGATGACCACTTAAATACTTCAGAGTTGCTTGAGTTATTAAGAGAGATCATCAATGGCGAGTATACCCCTGAAGAATTTCGTAATGATGTATTAAATTTATGGGAGGACACAGTATGAAAAGAAGGGAACTAGAAATTAAAACAGGCGACAGCGAAGATGAATACAAGATAGTAGAGTGGCGCATCATAGCTGTATGGAATGATGGATTAGTAGAGGATTGGTCAGGTGATCTTGCTGACGATTCAACGCTAGCAATGGAGGTCGAGTCATACTGCGTGGACTACGAGGAATTACGCAACATAGACCCCGAAGAATATAACGACAGTAAATGGTAAACAAACTCACAACTGAAAGGAATCAAAATGAGAACATACAACGAAGCAGTAGCGCATTACGAGAAGTGCAAAGCACCAACAAGAAGCGCCAAGTGGTTAGCTATGCCTGACAAACCAAGATACCTACGCAATGTATCAGCAGACCATATGGGTATTCACAAGACAGACGAGGGCGCTATTTACTATCGCCTTTACAACACCAATGTAGCTATCTTCTATCCACCCGAAGCCAACGGCGACCGCAAGGTAGTCACTAACTTCTACAACAGTCAGACCACTAGCATCTTTATGTATGAGAATGGCTTGCACTACTACGAGCAGACAACAACAGAAGGTAAGCAAGTCAAAGTTCCGTATGTAGCATCGTGGGACAGAGATAAGCAACAACATACACCATCGGCAGTTCTTTACTTTGATAGCAACGACAAGCTGATCGTCGAGCGCTCACATCACAAGGACATCTATACATTCAAGTCATCAGCCGAGGACAAGGAGAAGCGCAAGGAGTTTAAGAAGAAAGTAGATGTATTGATGACGCTTGCGATGTTCAGACTACCTGAGTATCGAGCCAATGTAACTATCGAGCAAGAGCTAGGTGAACCATTCGGCACGCAGTATCGCAACAAGCCACAGTCTATTGATGACTTCGAGCACACAGTAAGCAAGCTAGGTTCAGATGCAACCGAACACCCCGAATACATTCAGCACTTCTTGGATATGGGGCAAGCGGTATTCAATATCCTAGCTAGCAAGAAAGTCTACAACCATATCCCTGAGGGTGAGCGTTGGCAAGGTAGTTTGTTTAGAACATGGAGCGCAACACCTAACGAAATAGAAGCCAAACGCAAAACGCAACAAGCAATCGCAGATCAAGTCACCGCCGAGGAGTTCAAGAAGTCGTTAACAACCCGCTTGTTACAGATAGCCGACCTCAAGACTGGCTCGGTCAAAACCCCTTGGGGTCAGTTCATGGATACTATCCCACGCAAATACTACATTTAGTATTAACAGCACTACCCCTAGTATCAGGGTTTATCCTTGTGTCTAAGGTTTTACAAAGCAGTATCATAGAAGAAAGCCACAACATATAGTGGCAAGCAGTAACCTCACGCAGTTCAACCGCAGTATATAAACACACGAAAGGTAGTTCATTATGCAAATGCTTTCATTCAAACAAGTAACGCAGTTAATAAAATCAGTAGGTCATAAAAGAACCATAATAGTAGAAGGAGAAAACGGGATCGGTAAGACTGGTCTGTTCTATCACCTAGCTAACGACCCCTTCTTTGCTAACCATGTTCATGTAGACCCAATCGACTGCACGCAGTTATCAGACGGCTCGGTGTGGATGCCTGACATTGACAGAGAGAAGGGTGTCAGTCGTGAGTTACCCAACGAGCGCTTCGGTGTTCACAAAGATAATCAGAAGGGTATCAACGGCTCTCGCCCCGCACTTGTATTCTTAGACGAGATCGCAAAGGCTCGGCAGTATATCAAAGATGTGCTAGCCCCGATCGTGTATGAGCGTCGTGTTGGTAACTACCATATGCCCGAGGGTAGCGTAGTATTCTGTGCAACGAATTTAAGTGTAGAAGGTTTAGGTGATTCCATTCAAGCGCACTTGCGTAATCGTTTAGTGTTCGTCAAGATGCGTAAGCCTACGCAAACCGAGTGGCGTGAGTGGGCTATTGATCGTGGCTTAGCACCTGAGGTTATCGCATGGACTGACGAGTTAGGTCAGACATTGTTTGATAGCTTCCTTGATTATCAGACTGGTGCTAAGTATGACGGACAGAAGATGGAAGCACACAATCAATACATCTTCAATCCATCTATTGCACAGACTTCATATGTCACACCACGCTCGCTTCATGCCGCTTCGGATATTGTGTATGCCAAAGATGGTATGGACAACGACACCTTGCTAGCCGCTTTATCAGGCACGATGGGTGAGGCTGGTGCAGAGGGACTCAAGGCTTTCATTCAGTTCGGTGAGCAGACTCAACCATTCCCACGCATTGTCGCTGAGCCTAAGACTTGTCCTGTGCCTGACAATCCAGTAGCGCAGATCATTACAGTTCTCAAGTGCATTACACAAACCAACACCCGAGAGGAAGCTGATAGTGTTTGCGAATACATCTTGCGTATGCGTAAGGAGATGCAGTCTATGTTCTGTCACAACCTTGCACAATCATCAAGAGTATCTAACTTCGTGACTGTCAAGCCATTCCAAACCATGCTTCAAGATAACAAGATTTACTTCACAGGTAAGTGACATGAAGACAGAACAGTTCGAGGTAGGGTATTCAATATACCAAGTAGCTGATGGTGGCTTCAGAGTATGGAAGCTGGACGAGAATGGTAAACGCACTAAGCAATTAAAAGGCGAGTATGAGTTCTATGCCAATGCGGTGTGCGCTTTGATAAGGGAGTTAACAAAATGAGTTCAACATGGGAGAAGATGTCACTCAATGATCGTATCGTTGCGTGCCATGTAGATATTACTAATCACAAAGATTTCGCTACGCTATCGGGTGTAGTGTATGTAGGTGATGTTAAGTTAGACGATGACATTGTGACTGCCGCTACTGATGGTCGTAATGTTTACTATGCGCCTAGCTTCATCGGCGATATGACTCGCAAGCAACTACGCTATCTAGTTCTACACGAGTCGTTACACAAAGCACTACACCATTGTTCAGCGTATCTTAGTCTGTGCAAGAAGTATCCAGCGCTATGCAACAAGGCTATGGACTATGTAGTCAACGGCACGATAGAAGAAACCGACCCGACCTTTGCCTTTGTAGAACGACCAACCAAAGTAGCACCGCTTGTTGATGCTAAGTATCTAGGCTGGTCATTCGTCGAGGTGTTGCAAGACTTAATCAAGGAGTGCGAGGAGTCAGGCGGTGACCCTACTGCTGGCAACGGCGATGGTGCTGGTGCTGGTGATTGTTTAGATGGGCATATCCTCGGTAAGCTAGCTGAAGCTCTCGAAGCCAAGACTGCACAAGAGATTACTGAAGCGTTGCATCAAGGCAAGATGTTAGCCAAGCGTATTCAAGATCGTGGCAATACTCGTAATGGTAGCGCGTTGGATAGGTTGACACAGAAGCGTGATACTAATTGGCGTGAGCATTTGCGTGAGTTCGTTACCCAGTTGTGTGAGGGTGATGACTATTCCCGCTTTGCCCCGCCTAACAAACGCTTACTACCTCAAGGCATACTCATGCCGTCGCACTTCTCTGAGTCCACAGGCGAGCTTGTTGTTGCTTGTGATACATCGGGTTCCATGCACGGCTTGTATGCTACTGTGTTCGGTGAGATCGCACGCATCTGTGAGAATGTTAAGCCTGACCAAGTGCGTGTTCTGTGGTGGGAGTGTGAGATAGAAGGCGAGCAGATATTCAAACCTCAAGACTTCCATCGCATACCCGAGCTACTACAACCGCAAGGTGGTGGTGGCACACGACTGACTTGTGTAAGCGAATACTTTACAGCGCACAAACTAAAACCCAAAGCCTGTATCGTATTGTCTGACGGCTACATAGAATCAGACTACATACTACCCGACTGCCCTATCCTGTTCGGTGTAGTAGACAACGATAACTTCGTTAGCAACAAGGGCAAGACTGTCCGTATCTATTCATAAACAACAAAGGAGAATTACTATGACACGCTTTAACATTGATACCTGTGCTATGTTGGTAGAAGTAAATGTTCGCCAATGGACTGCACGCAAACTAGATAGAAGCACAACCGATGAAGTGTTAGCCAGCAAGCAAGCTGGTAGTAAAGGTGCGGCTCGGGTCAACAAGAACCTGTTGGCTGGTCGCCCTGAGTTAGAAACAATCAACCAATGTGTAGGTGAGATTCGCACCTATGTCTACGATGTTACTTTGCCTTGGTCTGATAGTGGCTTAAGACTGTTGACTACCGCTAAGTTCATGGAGTTCAACCAGCGTATGCAAGAGTATGAGGATAAGTTCAATGCACTTGTTGACGACTTCGTTAACACCTATCCTACTCTGATTACTGCACAAGCTATGGCGCTAGGTGATATGTTCAACCGCACCGAGTATCCAACACCTGACGACATCAAACACCGCTTCGACTTCCGAGTTAACTATATGCCTGTGCCAACCTCAGGCGACTTCCGAGTTGATGTGGGTAATGATGCACAAGCAGAGCTACAAAAGAAGTTAGCAAAGCTAGCTGATGAGCGTATCGAAAACGCTATGGGTGACATCAAGACCCGACTCAAGGATCACCTCAAGCGTATGTCAGACAGACTGACTGTGGACTATACAGGTCACAAGGCGCAACCTCGTATGTTCCATGCGTCGTTATTAGATACGGCACAAGAGCTATGCTCACTAGCCAAAGACCTCAACATCACACAAGACAAGGAGTTAGAAAATGCACGCATCGCCTTGCACCAAGCTATCAATGGTCTGGAAGTTGACGACCTACGCAAAGACCTCGACACCCGCCAAGCGGTCAAGAAAGATGTTGATAGCATCTTGGACAAATTCAACTTCTAAAAGGAAACATACAAATGAACGCAGTCATTACAGTAAGCAACAGTAGAGCTTTAATCAAAATGTCCCCACCCATGACAAGACATGGGCAACCAGTGTCAAGAGCTATGCTGAGGGGGGTCATGACCGATGACATCATCGAGGCTTTGCAAAAACATAACCAAGCAAAAACAAAAGCGCTCATCGAACAGATGGGTAACAAGTGGCTATGCCACGCTGATAATTTTATTAAACGCAAAGACGGAAAGGTCTACAAATGAATCAAGAAACTAACGCACCACTCAAACATGAAAAGGATATGTTCAAATGCTACGAAGTGAAGGGAGTTCTTTATGTCCCCACCTACAACGAAGCTGGAATCTACATCGGCCCATGCGGAAAGAAATACATAGAAAGAGACCTTACTATGGCTGGTGCAAGAGTAGTAAAAGAATCCCTGTATGTAACAAGAGCAAGGAAAGGTGATTGAAGTATAAGGTGGTAGATGAAACAGGCATGGCAATACGCTTGTTTCATTCCCTAGATGAAGCCGAGAAGTTTTTACAGGAGGGGTGGAAGATTGTGCGATTGCCCAAGAAACCCAAAGTAAATCTGTATGAACTTCTTGGTGAATGTTTGATGTGAAAGGAAAGTAGTGTCAGAAATAACAGTAACCCACGCCGAGATACGCAAGGCTCATGAAAAACTTATGGAGAGAAAGTATTGTTCTTCATGTCATGCGTATAAAATGATAGACGGCGGTAAAGATGTGCCGTATGCAAACGGCAAAAGAACTCGGTGGCAATGCCTTAATTGCCACAAAAAGATAAGTGAACGGAAGTATCAATCTAAAAAGGAGAAGTAAAATGTTACAAGAATTAAATCTGTGGGAATTAAGTTGTGAAATTGAAACTGTTAGCTACAAGTTAGATAGCGTTAAAAATGTGGTAGAGATTCTAGCTGAGCGTGAGATTCACGAGCCCGAGAGCGGTGCGTTGTGGGCGGTGCTTGAGATGCTAGAAGTTCAAACACAAAAGCTCGAGGCATTGGCGGGTGAAGCTATGAATTTGCACAGAGAAACCTTACCTAAAGAAAAACCAGCGCCAGCACCAGCCAAAAAGGAGAAGAAGAAATGATTAGATGGTTATGGAATAAGATGATGCAGTGGGGCTGGGACTTTAATCGTAAGGAAGTGGTTGAATTAAGGCATAGAGATAGTTGGGATGGCGTTGTGTTAGAACACAGTATCCCTAGCATGGATGGGTTCAGAATGTCAGTAGCCGATGCAGTTAATGGCAAAGTCATTCAGATCAGCAAGCCTATCCTTAACAACAAAGGGCACAACACAGGCGACAGAGAAGCAGAGATATATGTCGTTGCAGAGGGGCAGTCTTTGATGGATGTTGTTAACACGATACTTACTTTGGAGGATGCAAAATGAGAGATGATTGCGGCGGGGAGCCAATCCCTTTCGTTGGCTGGATTCAATATAGCGATGACACAGTTCACAAAGCTATTACCAAACCCGATATGGTAAATCACCCCAAGCATTACACCTCGCACCCTAGCGGGGTTGAGTGCATAGAAATCACAAGGCACATGGGGTATAACTTAGGTAATGCCGTCAAGTATATTTGGCGGTGCGACTTGAAGAAGGAAGCAGTAGAGGACTTAGAGAAGGCGGTATTTTATTTGCAAGACGAAATCAAAATGAGAAAGGCAAAGAAATGTTAGAAGAAGATATCAAACGAGTAGCAGACGAGATGGATGCGCTTGGCTACAAGAAAGCGGCAAACATTATCCTAAGACAACAAGAGGAGATCAAACTATTGCAAGAGCAGTTCGATAGGGCGATTGAGTTTCTAGCTAAGGCAAACAACTGGAGCAAACAATGATGGAGATGGTGGCATTATTCGTGGGTTACTTTTTCTATGAAGCTGGCGCCCCTGACTGGTGGTGGGTAGGTTACTGGATTATCTTGGGTCTGTATGCAAGAAAACAATTAAGCGACTACAGAAAAGAAATGATAGCCAAGATGGAGAAAGAAGTTGAAGAACAACGCATTTACTGGGAAGGGAAAGAGAAATGAAATATGTAATGTGGTTCCTGTTTGGGGTTCTAGCGACCCTTGCCTACCAAAAAGTATATGCTTGCGAACAACAGACTTTTATCCTTGACGGCAGAGTTGTAGTATGCTCTAGTTGCGGTGGCGTAACTGTTTGTAATTAAGGAAAGAACATGACAGAACTAAGCAGAGCAGAAGTAGTAGAAATAGCCCTAGAAGCCAACTTTGGTAAGCATGAAGTAATGAAGGATATTACTAAGTTCGAGCGTTTTGCTAGGCTGGTTGTGCGAGCAGCTAAGGAAAAGGAAGACGAGTTTGATATGGATGGAAGATGCTAATGATTGAATCTCTAGTAAAGCCCACTACCCTAGACAATGATATTGCGGTAATGAAAATCCTACAACTGATGGGGCAACTCACACCCAACGATATCCAGTATGTATTAAATGTAGCTCGTCAAGTGCATGAAGCAGTCAACATAGGAGAAAAACATGAGTGAACACGACGGCGGTAAGGGCGATGTGCCACGCCCATTAGGTGTAACAATGGAAGAGTTTGACAAGAACTTTGACAGAATCTTTAAAAAGGAAAAAGACGGCAGTCTGACAGTAAATGTAGATGCCGAGCAAGGTGAGGCGGAAGTTACCATAAACAAAACTTGGGAGATTGAATGAGGAACTGCCCTGAGTGCGGAGCCAAGTTAAAGACTACACAAACTCGTCAAGCAAGTCAGCACCCTGACTGGGTGCGTAGAAGGCGGGTATGTGTAGCCGACTGTGGCTTCCGTATCACAACAATAGAAATATCCATGTCAGATTTAACACTTGAACAACAAGGAGAAGCAGATGGACTCGAAGGAAATACTGAAAGCGATAGACCCGAAGGGGGCTGAGATTGAAAAGCTACAAAGAGAAATACAAGTAGCTAAACAAAGATATGAAATGGTATCCACAGAACTCAACAAAGCAAACGAGGATAAACGAAAGCTACGCTGGCTTAAAGAGCATGGGATTTTATTGGAAACCCCCGATGGTATGCGCTACTTGAAAGAGGAAGAGTTTGATGAGTTCCTTAGCAACTTGCCTGACTTCGGCGGGATTACAAAACGGCTCGCAGAATCAATGCAACGAACTAAAGAAGCGGTAGCTGGCAAAATACTCAATAAAATATTTGAGGAAGAATACACCGAGCAATCAGAACAATTAGCAAAGGAGTTACTAAATGGCACAGACACCGGAAAAAAAGGTAAAAGACGCAGTAACTAAAATCCTTAAACAGTTTGGCGCCTACTATTTCTATCCTGTAATGGGCGGTTATGGTCGTTCGGGTATACCTGACATTATCGCTTGTTACAAAGGCCGGTTTATTGCGATAGAATGTAAGGCTGGTAAGAACACACTAACCGCACTACAAGAAGCAGAACTAAAGAAGATTGAAGAGGCAAAAGGTTATGTGCTGGTGGTCAACGAAGAAAACATCGACTTCGTAGATGGCGCTTTGCAAACGATGGAATGGATTGAACAACACAACGAAAGAAACGAATGACTGATAAGACTACAGTAGATAGCGCACTAGAAGCCATTTACGACCTACTAGAAACCGCCGCAGATGATCCAAGTATTTCCGTAGTATTAGTAGTAGCCAACAGCGAAACAAGTAGCGTTAAAGTATGTGGGCTAAACATTGATGAGATGGAAGTTCCAATCCTGCTTACCGAAACTGCGGCTGAAATTGGGCATAGAGTATTAGAACAACTGGGCGACAGGACTTTAAATTGATGAACGCAAATGAAATAGCTGATAAATTAGAGCAAGGTCATTGGGAAGGTGGCACAAGAGAACAAGCAGCCACCATGCTACGCCAGCAACAAGCTGAATACTATTCTTTACTTGTTAATCACGACAAACTTTATGCAAAAGTAGTAGAGCAACAAGCTGAAATTGAGGCGTTGAAAAACGGGTTTAATACAACTTGGGCAGGAACTAATAATTCTGAAATGGCAGAAGTAAGAGCAATGGCTAATAGATGTATTTTAAAGATACAAGAATTAGAGTTTGAGCAAGAAGGATTTGAGAATTTGGTTGAAATGCTAGAGTCAGAAAAAGAAGAGCTTGTAGAAAAAACACGCCAGCAACAAGCCGAAATTGAGGCGTTGAAAGCAAAGACACTAACAGATGACGAGATTGCCGACTTGATTAAAGCAACCAACGATGAGATTGGCATGATAAATATACGCACTTTTGATTTTGTGAAAGTACTACTAAGAAAGGCACAAGAGAAATGAAGCCCGTAATTAAAGAATATACGATTGAATTTGATACATCAGGCGGGTCATCTGTATTTGGTAGATTGATTCGTTTAGTTATTTTTCCGATTAAATATGTTTTGTTTGGCAAAGCCAGCATTTAAGAAAGGCACAAGAGAAATGAACAATGAACCAGTAGCGTGGATGATGGAAAACCCCCAAAATACAAGTGCATATTTGACCTTTGAAAAACCCACAAGAGAAATGAAAATTAGTCATCAAGCTATTCCACTCTACACCCATCCAGCAAAGAACAATGGGGGAAATCCTGAAGAACTGAACACTAGGCAGATTCAAGATGCTCGAACATCGTTGGAAAGTACCCCACCTTTTGCTTATGCGGTAGTCAGTAAAGAATGTCCTGATGGCATGGAAAATATGTCATTGCAGTTCAATGAACCAGTAGAGGCTAAAAAAGTTATTCCGCTTTATGAACGACCAATAGATGTAACAGATGAAGAAATACTTGAAATTATTGAACAAGTCAGCGAAGAGCAAAGATTGGTATGGCTTGGTGATAAAGTAATTTTTCCATTTGCTAGAGCAATACTAAGAAAGGCACAAGAGAAATGAATGGGCTACGAACTTTAGTCGTAGACTTTGAAACTCGTTGGGATAGTAAGGACTACACACTAAGCAAAATGACTACGGAAGAATATGTCCGCAGTCCGATGTTCAAAGCATTTGGTGTAGGCTATAAGTGGCTTGACGAAGATACAACTCATTGGGTTACGCACGACGACATACCATCGTGGGTTAGTTCTATTGATTGGGAAAACATAAATGTGCTAGCGCATAATGCCCAGTTCGATATCTCAATCCTCGCTTGGCGATACGGCGCGCGACCCTTCTTCATACTAGATAGTTTGTCTATGGCTCGTGCCTTGCGTGGTGTAGAAGTAGGCAATAGCCTAGCTAAGTTGGCAGAAGACTATGGGCTACCACCTAAAGGACAAGCGGTGCATAGCACCAACGGCTTGGCTGAAATTACCTATGAGATGGAGAAAGAGTTAGCCATCTACTGCGAGCATGATGTGGAGTTGTGTGCGCAGATATACAGGAACCTGATGGGCGAAGTTGAAGGTGGGTTTCCTGAGAGCGAGCTAAAGCTAATTGACATGACGCTCAAGATGTTTGTGTTCCCTAGACTTGAGCTAGACAAGGAGATGTTAGATGAAGCAATCGAAGATGAGAGGACAAAGCGGGAAGCGTTGCTTGCAAAAGTTGGGGTTGATGAAACGGCGCTTGCTAGTAACCCTAAGTTTGCTGAAGTTCTTAGTGGACTTGGGGTCAAACCACCCCTCAAAATCAGTAAAACGACTGGTAAGGAAACTTACGCTTTCTCTAAAAACGATGCGCTCTTCCAAGCGTTGCTTAACAGTAGTAACGACGATGTTGCCCTACTTTGTGAGGCAAGGCTTAAGGTTAAATCGACGCTTGAACGCACAAGAGCGCAGAGATTCGCAGATATATCGGAACGAGGTGCGCTACCTGTCCCGCTCAATTACTACGGCGCACACACAGGTCGTTGGTCGGCGAGCAAGGGCTCGGGGCTTAATCTACAAAACCTCAAGCGGAACTCCTTCCTACGCAAAGCTATCAAAGCACCGCAAGGTTATACCCTCGTGGTCTGCGACCTCGCACAAATTGAGCCGAGAGTTCTTGCATACCTTGCGGACTATGAAGAGCTTATTGAAATCTTTGCGTCGGGGCAAGATGCGTATTCGGCTTTCGGGGCGCAAATGTTCGGCATTCCGAATCTCAGTAAGGAAACACATCCGACGCTTAGGCAGTCAGCCAAATCAGCGCTGTTAGGTTGTGGCTATGGCATGGGTTGGGCTAGCTTTTCTGCACAACTTCTTACTGGATTCCTAGGCGCACCACCTACGCTATACGACAAAGCATTTGCTAAACAACTTGGTGTAACTCAGCAAGATGCCGAAGACTTTGTTGGTTGGGAAAGAAACATGGAACTACTTAGCAAGATACCCCACACTTGCACAGACAGAGAGCTAGCGATACATAGCTTAGCGGCTAAGAAAATCATTGAGAAGTATCGTGAAGCGGCTTACCCTGTCGTAGCCTTTTGGGAGTTGTGTAGTTCGTTAATAAAGCATAGCCTAGCCGATGGTAAAGATTACGAATACAAGTGTCTAAAATTTACAAAAGAGCGTATAATTCTACCTAGTGGTTTGGCTCTGCGTTATCCTGATTTAAAGGGCGTAGCCGACGACAAAGGTAGGATGCAGTGGTTTTATGGGTCTGACGAGAAGAAGCTATACGGCGGTAAGCTGGTAGAAAACATCGTTCAGGCGGTAGCTCGTTGTGTGATGACTGATGGTATGTTGAGAATACAAGAACGATACCCTTGTGTTTTGACTGTCCATGATGAAGTAGTGGCGCTAGCCCCTGAGGAAGAAGCTGATGAAGCTGAAAACTGGGTCTTGGCGCAAATGGTCATGGAGCCAAAGTATATGAAAGGTATCCCGCTTGACGCAGAATCAAGTCATGCTAAACGCTATGGAGATGCAAAGTAATGGAAGTTAAACCAATCAAGTGGAGCCACTCGGGTCTTAAAGATTACGAAGGATGCGCTCGTCGGTTCTACGAGGTTAAGGTTTTAAAGAACTACCCATTCCAAGAGACTGTCCATACTAAATATGGTAAGCAAGTTCACGAAGCGGCTGAGTTGTTTGTAAAAGACGGCACGCCTGTGCCAGCAGAATACTCTTTTATGGAGCCGATTCTAGAACAGCTTATGAAGATTAACGGCAGAAAGATGCCTGAGCTTGAGATGGGTGTGCGTGAGGATTTAACCCCTTGCGCATTTGACGCACCTGATGTTTGGGCTAGAGGTATCGCTGACTTGGTCATCATAGATGACGATGGTTTAAAGGCTTGGGTAGTTGATTACAAAACAGGCAACGACAAATACCCTGACAGAGACCAGCTAATTCTAATGTCTTTGATGGTGTTTGCTCACTTCCCACACATCCGTCAGGTCAACTCTTCTTTGCTTTTCGTAGTGAAAAATAGTATGGTTAAGCATAAAATGGTGGCAGACGAGAAAGATTTTCATTGGGGTTTATACCGAGAAAGAGTTAGCAAGCTACAAGCTAGCTACAAAAACGATGTATGGAACCCAACAAGCACCCCGCTATGTGGCTGGTGTCAAGTAAAGTCTTGTGAATTTAACCCCAAGCACTAGGAACTATTATGCAAACAGACGGCAAGCGTAACTACAAACACGCATACAAACTACAAAAGAAAACAGGCGAGACTGAGGATCAGTTAGAGCGACAAAAGGCTCGTAGAAAATACGACAAGGAAGGTATAGACCGCAAAGGCAAACACATTGACCATGTGAAACCTTTAAAGTCAGGTGGGAAATCAACAAGCGGTAACTTAAGACTGCGATCTCCCAAAGCAAATATGTCAGATAATAAAAAATAATACTGGCAACAACGAAAGGAAAATATGGAGTTACTAAAAAGTTTATTTGAAGACTTTGGTAGGGTGTTAACAAGCCCCGCTAACGACACAATGGATACGCCTATTCATGTGCTTGAAGCTATGTGGCAAGTTAAGTGGGGCAACGAATGGGTTCCAGCAGAAGACTTTAACGACCTCTTTTGGCAAGGGGCTTTAATGCGCTTAGCTAACCGAGACTTAGTCGAACATCATAGAATTGTTACCGCACCAGATGGCAATAGCGGTCTGGTATACAGGCTAAAGAAAAATGAGGCATGAAAGGTATTCGATTGGGTGGACTGATCCTAGGGGTGTGTTTGGTCTCGGAACAGGATACCCACCAAAATTTGGGCGGTATGGAATGGAAAACAAAGTAAGGAGAAGCTTTGTGAAAGGCGCAAAGAAAGCAGATGCACACGAGTATGTAACCGACGCCAAAGAAATGCCGATCGAAGCGTGTCGTAATCTTTGGTTAATTACTTATGGAGACGATTGGGTCGATTCTAGCGTTTGCGTAGAACAAGAACCTGTTATGTGGGAAGTTGGCAATAGACTATTTTGGGCTGGCTTATTAGAGCATGATACACAAGTGGATAGATACAAATGCAAATCATAGAAAACAAAGCGCTGGTGTTTAACACCCGTGACCCACACAAATATAGCGTTATCCCTAATCATGCCATCGTAGAATCGAACGGCAATATACATAAAGTTGCTGTGAAATGGGGCTTGGATGAAGTGCGTGTGCTACGCAATCTAGGTGTTAAGAATGTTCCTTCGCCTATCCGAGCTAAATACACATGGCCGGGTATGTATAAACCCTTTGAACATCAGATTGATACCGCAGAATTTCTGACAATTCACCCTAGAGCTTTCGTATTTAACGACCCCGGCACAGGGAAAACTATGAGCGCGCTATGGGCTGCCGACTATTTAATGAAGCTAGGTCGTGTCCGTAGATGTCTTATCCTATGCCCCCTATCAATCATGCACGACGCTTGGATGAACGGCGTAGGTAAGAGCGTAATACACAGATCAGTTATCGTAGCGCACCACGCACAAGCTACAAGACGCATTGAAATGGTGCAAGGCAACTACGAGTTTGTAGTAGTGAACTATGACGGCTTAAATCTTATCGCTGACGAAGTTGTAGCTAACGGCAAGTTCGATTTAATTATTGTGGATGAAGCCAACGCATACAAGAATCCATCTACTAAACGCTGGAAGTCACTTAGCAAAATCCTCAAGCCCGATACTATGCTTTGGATGATGACAGGAACACCAGCGTCTCAGTCCCCTGTTGATGCGTATGGCTTGGCTAGGCTAGTCAATCCCTCAGGAGTTCCTAAATTCGCTACGGCATGGCGGGACAAGACTATGCAGAAATTAACCCAGTTCAAGTGGGTTCCCAAGAAAGGGGCGGCTGAGGCTGTTTTTGAGGCGCTACAGCCCGCCATTCGGTTTACTAAGGAAGAGTGTACCGACTTGCCCCCAGTCCTTACAGAGACCCGAGAAATACCCTTAACGCCCCAACAGACAAAATACTACCGCTTGCTTAAAGATAAGATGGTCATGGAAGCGGCTGGTGAAACTATTACCGCAGTTAATGCGGCGGCTGGTGTCTCTAAATTACTACAGATTTCTGCGGGTGCGGCTTACACAGATGGGCATGAAGTAGTTGAGTTTGATTGCGCCCCACGCTTATCGGTACTACTGGAAGTATTAGAAGAGACGAGCCGTAAGGTGATAGTTTTTGCTCCGTTCAGACATAGCATTGATACTATCCATAACCACTTACTAAAACACAATGTGGCTTCTGAGGTGATTCATGGGGACATTGGAGTATCTAAAAGAACAGATATCTTCAAGCGCTTCCAAACCTTGCCCGAACCTCGTATACTGGTAGTTCAACCGCAAGCCGCATCGCATGGTGTGACTTTAACTGCCGCAGATACAGTCGTGTTTTATGGTCCTGTTATGTCGGTTGAAACGTATTTACAATGTATTGCAAGAGCAGATCGTATTGGTCAAGATTCCACCAAAGTTACTGTGATACACTTACAAGGTAGTGAGATAGAAAAGAAGATGTTCGCCCAGCTCGAGAAGCGGGTCAGAGGTCACGATATCTTACTTAGCTTGTATAAAGAAGAAGTGAATCAGTAAAAAGAAAACCCTAGTTTGGGTTGTATTGTTGCCTCTATTGTTGTAAAGTATTTGACATAGACATTGAAAGGAGAAACGAGATGTCTGAAGAAAATGAATTGATACCGCTAGATAAACTGGCTAAGGTATACCGCAAGATATATTCAAGGGTTCAAGAGCTGACTCGTGAATACGAAAGTGAAATAGAAAAGCTCAAAGCGCAACAAGACGAATTGAAGAACGCCATGAAAGATCAGATGGTGGCTCTTGGCACTAACTCGGTGAAGACTGACGAAGGCACAATTATCTTGTCGCAAAAGGTTCGTTACTACACAGACGATTGGGATTCGTTCAAAGAGTTTGTTGTTGATAACGATGCTTTAGATTTGTTCGAGCGCAGAATATCGCAGAAGAACATGGCGTTGTTCCTAGAGGAAAACCCGGGGCTAGTTCCTGCTGGGTTAAACTCTTTGCAAGATTTTGCAGTAACTGTTCGTAAACCAACTAAATAAGGAAGTAATAAAAATGAGTGAACTCACTACATTTAACCCCTCAAAACTACCAGCGTTTGCAAAGAGCGCAGAGCTGTCTTCATTAGCTAAGAGCTTGGCTGGCGGTGTCGGGGTCTCACAGAAGCGTATCTCAACGAAGGGTGGAGTATTCCGTTTAATCGCTGGCGGTAAAGAGATTGCCGCTATTGATGACAGACATCTTGACGTAGTTATTGTTCAAGCTGCTCCAAAGATTAGCCGTACATTTTATGCTGGCACTTATGAGGAAGGCGCTAACTCAGCACCTACTTGCTGGTCTGCTGATGGTGATACACCTGATGCAAGCATTGAAGAGCCACAAGCTCCATCATGCGCAAACTGTCCTCAAAATGCCAAAGGCTCAGGTCTAGGTGATTCTCGTGCTTGCCGTTTCAGCCAGCGTTTAGCAGTTGTTTTGGCTAACGATATGGAAGGCGATGTTATGCAGTTGACCCTAGCCGCTACATCTATCTTCGGTAAGGAAGACGGAGACAAGCGCCCACTACAAGCCTACGCTCGTTACCTAGCGGCTCAAAGCATTAACCCCGAGACCCTAGTAACTCGTATGCGTTTTGATACTAAAGCCGCAGTACCCAAGTTGTTCTTCCAACCTATGCGCTGGTTGACCGACGAGGAGTATGAAGTTTGCGCTAAGAAGGGTCAATCTACCGAAGCTAAGCAAGCAATTACTATGAGCGTAGCTAAGAAGAAAGACGAGCCATTAGCTCTCGAAGGCAAGAAACCAAAGGCTAAAGTAGAAGCATCAGAAGAAGCTGATGAGCCTGAAGTTCGCAAGCCAGCAGTTAAACCCAACGCAGTACCAGCCAAGAAAGCTGGCAAGCTAGCCGAAGTAATCGGCGAATGGGAAACTGACGACGAGTAATAGTTTTGGGGGAAAGTGGATGGTTTATTAACCCGATGCTTCACGTACATTGCACGAGTACCCCACCCTTTAATTAACGAGAATAATAAGATGCCGTATTCAGATAAGATTGTTGAAGCAACATCAAAAGCGCCTAAGTCGCTTGGTAACTTATTAGGAAGATGGGCTGTTAAGCTTGACTTTCCTGTAATAAAAATATCCGATTACACCGGAGCAACACGTCAGTCTATTTATAACTGGTTTGGTGGTTCAGAAGTATCGCCAGCATACCGCAGAAGTGTAGAGAATTTACTGGCCATCCTACAATCAAGCAACACCGCAGAGGAGGCAATGAGAAAATGCAACAAAAGCAAGTAACATCATCCATCAACCCACGCATATTAACCGACAGAGAATTAGTTAATTTTGCTGAACGATTTTTGTTAGCGGGTAGTACCATGCCCGAGGACTTTCAGCAAGAGCTAGTACACAGATTGTACGAACGTATTAACTAATTTTAAGGGGTTACTTATGAAGTCGCAGGATTTCCTAGCGACTGTGCTTCCATCTTCGGGTAAGTATTGCGCCTGCGAGTTGAGCACAGCTAAAAAAGAGCACGTCTTTGTGGAGACGATTGAAGACTTGTATAGCACAGCTATCGAGTTTAGTAATAAAGGCTTAAATGCTTTTTATGCGTTATCGACTTTTGATGCTAACAAACGACTAACTGAAAATGCAGTAAAAATCAAATCATTGTTTTTAGATATTGATTGTGGTGATGGAAAGGACTATGATAGTAAACAGGCGGCTGCGGCGGCATTGGATAGCTTTTTGTCCGAAACTTCGTTAGCAGACCTTGGAACCCCATACATCTTATCTAGTGGGGGTGGACTCCATGTTTACTGGCCTCTGACCGAAGAAGTTGATATTGCAGTTTGGAAACCTGTTGCTGAGAATTTAAAGAGACTCTGCAAGCAGATGGACTTCAATATAGATTTTGGAGTTACAGGCGATGCGTCTCGGGTTTTGCGGGTTCCTGATACTAAGAACTACAAGCAAGCTAAGCCACGCCCAGTAAAAATTCTAGTAGAAGGTAAGACCTTTGAGCTAGAGAAGATTAACGCCATCCTCAAAGACCAGCTAACCATCACCTACGAGGAAACTTCTCTTAACATCCCCGGCAAGCGCCCCAAAGAAACAGGGGCAACCAGTGTCAAACTTCTTGAAAACTCCAGCACTTTCTTCAAAAAAATTGAGG